AGAAGACGTCCACGAGATAGTTGCGCTTGATGAAGTTATCGAACTTGCAGACGGTCCTGAGTTAATAGTAGGTACTCTAAAAGAGCCAGTAGACGCAGCTGCGCCAGCTCCAACTGCATTTACAGCGCGCACCTGAAAAACGTGATCACCTGCTGTTAAGGTAAGAGACTGGCTACTGTTCGACGAGGTAGTAAACCAACCTAAGCTGTCAAGGTTATATTGGTAAGACGTAATCGCTGTACCGCCGTCATTTGCAGGAGCTGACCAGGTAAATGTCTTCGAGCCGCCATTACCTAATGTACGTGAAAGATTTAGAGGAGCTGTCGGAACGGTAAATGCAGAAGCTACAGTTGCCGTGTTAGAAAACGCATCCGTAGAGCCACTAGGATTAGTTGCAGTTACACGACAACGGATAGGGCTCACGTAGAGCGATAAGAAGTTAGATGGTGGAGAATAGGTTGAGTTTGTTGCTCCAGAAATACTTACGAATGTAGAGCCTTGGTCGTTGTACTGCCACTGATACGCGTAGATTCCATCTGCGTCTTCTGGGTTCCATGTTCCATTGCTTACTACACTGTAGGTAGTGACACCTGCTGTTCCAGAGGTAGGAGAAATAACTGGAGCCACTGTGTTAAGTGGCGCAGGGCGATTTACCGATACAGATGTGCTAGTAGATGTAGCCGACGTAGAGTAAGTAGAGTTTACCGCAGTTACGACAAAACGATAGTAAGATGTGTAGGCAGGCATGTCTGCAAGTGTAAGCGCGTAGGTTACAGTGTTTGAAGAGCCAGCTGAAGGGTTAGCAATAAAAGCAGGAGAGCCTATGTCTACAAAGTTAGAGTTATCGGAAGATTTTTGAAAGACGTATGTTAAGGACGTAGAGTTAGTCCATCTAAAGTTAGTGCCTGTAAGAGTTGAAGGGTACGTTGCGTTACTGCGTGAAATTGTGACTCTAGACGCAATTGTGGGGGTAAGAACAGAAGTAAAAAAAGTGCGCCATGTGCCAGCTACGTTTACATATCCATTTTTAACTGTTTTCCAGCCAGAAACATTTACATAAAGAGCTACTACAGATCTCCACCCAGAGACATTAACATGTGCTGTCATCTACTATTCCCACTTTAACCAAACATCGCCATCAGACCCGCCTGAAGGATCGCCTGTTGATGCAAAAGTATTTCTAATATTTCCTGTTCCAGCCCTATTTCCACCAGAACCACTAAGTAAGTACATATTAGAGCCTAAAGAAAGTTGATTACCAGAAGAAGTTAAAAGAGTAGACCCTGCAGTTGTCATTGTCAGTTGAGATGCCCCCGTCTGTATAACTACTCCACTAGCTACAACGGAATAACTAGAAACCTGACTGCCATCCTTGTTAAACAAAATTTGATCTATACCAGAAGTTGGAGAAATTATTGCTACACCTGCACCACTGGCATAGTTTGTAGATGAAAAGCTAGAACCAGTAACAGTTCCAGTAAAAGTTGCTGCACCAGTATTTAATATACTGACAGTTGGAGTTCCAGATACACCATTATATGCGTAGAAACCAGTAGAATTCATCTCAACGCGAGCACCAGTTCCATCAACCCGTGTTCCAATTACTATCCCCTGGGCTGTACTGATACTAGTAATCTGGTCACTAGCGTTGTCTCCAATACCATTTCCAGGTTGAAGAGCAGTCTCTCCTTGCGCAGCATTTGATACTACAGTTGATGCATCAGTCCCAACTATAAAAGATCCTGCTTTAACAGTTCCTTTAAATTCCGCATTACCATTGGCTAATATACTAACAGTTGGTTCTGTTCCATTGTATGCATAAAAACCCGAGGCTCTAAGCTCAATACGGGCTTCATTCCCTGATTTTGCTGGGTCAGTTCCAATCACTATACCGCTTGCTGTACTAATGCTAGTGATTTGATCACTGCCGTTATCTAAAACACCGTTTCCAGGTTGAAGAGCGGTTGCACCTTCTGATGCACCTGCTGCCAATACTGAAGCGGTAATTCCTGCGATAGCGGCACCCGAGCCAATAGTTAGTGCACCTGTTTCGTCATAGGTTATTGAAGATGTACCTGTCCCTGTTTTAAAAGTTCCATCGTCATACCAATAGTTATTAGCATTTATGTATATTCCATTTTTACCAGGCTGAACTGCCGCGCCAAATCTTGCAGTTCCTGCAGTAACAAAACCTGTAAAATTTCCACCTGTTGCGTTTACAGTTCCAGAAAATACAGCAGTTCCAGTGTTAGTAATAGATACCGTAGCAACTGCTCCGTCGTATGCAAAAAAACCGCTGGAGTTTATTTCTATTCTAGGTGTAAATCCACCTGTACCAGATGCTGTAGCACTTGTTGTAATCCTCACCGCGCCAGCAACATCAAGGTAGCCTGTTGTAATCTTTCCAGCATCAATATTAGCAATTACTAAGTTTCCAATAGTGTTAGATGTCCAACTTGTCCCACCTGCTCCTGTCCATTGACCAGTAATAATGCCATCCGAATAGAGAAGTGTTCCTGTAGGTGAAACAGCTGACGAGGCTACATTTGTTGCTGTTCTAGCGTATGTAAAAGTTGTTGTTGTAGGTATTGAAGCAACCGTGTAGGTACCGTTAAATGTAGAGTTAATACCAGATATTTTTACTTCAACACCGACAGATAATCCATGAGCACCAGTAGTAGTGAGCGTTGCTACGTTATTAGTTAGAGCCTTATTTGATACAGATCGAGTAAATCCATATTTCCACCAAATATCTCCAGCAGTATTTAAAGTAGTACCTGGCTCAGCAGTAGAGTAGTAAACTGTATTTTTACCATTTGCAGTTGTCTGTGCTGCTGAAATTGCAGTATCTTGCCGTGAGACCCAAGCGGTTCCGCTATAGATATAAAGTTTATTACCGTCATCAGTATCAATCCAAAGGTCACCTTCAAAATATGTACCACCTGTTGGTTCAGCAGGTTGAACGTAAGTTTTGTTTTTACCCTGTGCAATAGTTAACGCCTCTACAGCGTTTTCATCAGTGATCGTTACAAATGCATCAGAATCAATGCTATAAACATTGGCTGCTCCACTATCAGGGTTTATCCAAATAGCACCTTCTTTAAGACTGTCTGTAGGTTCTGTAGGTGTAATTACTACAGTACCAAAATTAACTTCGCTAGGAGTGATTGTTTCTGGTTTAATATGCACAGCTCTAACAACTTTTGATTGAAGTTTTGTACGGACAGGGCGACGCTCAAGGTAGCGCATACGTCGCTGAACATCAGCAAGGTTAGTGCCTAAGTTTTTACTTCTAGAACGGCGTCTACTAGGCATTGCGTCTATCCTCCTTAAATTCACTAACGAGTTCTAAGTCTACCTTTTCAGGGAAAGCAGGTGAGTCTGGGACGCTCACCTTATATCCAACAATCTTACGAACAATAACATCAGAGCGTGGCTCTAGATTACTCTCAAGACGCATTCGTACAAACTCATCATCAACAATAATTGTGCACCAGTCTCCTGGAAGATAGTCTCCAACAGCAGGGGATAGAGAACCATTTACTGAAATGGTAAATGTCATCTCTGGTGGTCTAGCCTCTAAAAGATATTCTTCAGCGTAGTCATAAAGCATTGACTCCCCTGCTTCATCATTGGAGCTGGATTCAATTTGGTCGAGAATTGGCCACCCTGCTCCTAATAAATCTATAGAACTTGCTGCAGCATATGGCTGACTTGCTTCTCCATCAAGACCTTGATTGTTTCCACCGACCCACATTCTAGTAGCAGCGTTTTCTGCGGATTCATCAATCTTAAACTCTAAAATATTTCCAGGGTACTCAAAAACGTACTGGTCTGCTCCTAAAATACTTATGGGGTGTATTAGACCTATATATCCATAGCAAGATGTTGATGGAACATTTAATTTATAAGACCTATAAGTAAACGTAGTTGCTGTAGGTATGCTTTCAACAATAATTGTCCCATCAAAAGATAATCCAACTTCACTAACAACAATTTCATCTCCTACCTCAAGCAGATGCGCAGTTTCTGTAGTTAAAGTGGCAACATTAGAGGTAAGCGCTTTATTAATAACAACAGATTTTCTAGGAGGGGGAATAAATGGTACAAATCTAAAGGTTCTTGTAAATTGTCCATCCTGAAAGTCGCAGTCAATACGGTATTCAAAACCATTGATGTCTTTACTAAAATCTTCTAGAATTTCTCCAAAGTACCTTAGGTCAGATCCTCTAAATACCTGTTGAATAAGACCAATATATTTATTACTTATTTGATTGGTTACACCAATTCCAGGGTCAGAGTTAGCAGAGAAAGATCCATATGTCCCAGCAACCGCTCTTCCGCCCCACTTAATAATTCCTCCATCTACCGCTTCAGGAGCATCGTTAAGAGTGCTAAATAAGCTATATCTGAATGTTGTAGAGTTTATTATTTTAGATACTACAAACGTTCCATCGTATGCTTCGTCATTTATTTCTACTACAACTGTTTTATTTTTTGATAGCCCGTGAGCCGCCGAAGTAACAAGAACTGCTGTTTTATAGGAAAGCTCTCCTGCTTCTACAGGAGTGGATGCCATATTTACTACTGATTTTATGTATGTAAAAGTAGTAGTGGTTGGGACAGAGGCAACTGTATATCTTCCATTAAACTCTGTATCCACTCTCTCAATAGCAATCTCATCGCCAACGGAGAGGTCATGAGCAACAGTGGTAGTTAAAGTTATAATATTATTAGATGCAGATTTAGTTCCTACAGTATATATATTAGTTACAGTCGCTTTTGTTATTACATTATATATATTTATACCAGTTACCGATGAAGAACTAATATTTGCGGTACTTCCAGCAACTTGGAAAGAGAATGAAGTAGAGGAAGGTATTGATGTGATGGTTTGGTACCCATTAAGAGCTGTATCAACATCTACAATTTCAAGAAGTTGTCCCTCTATTAAATCATGAGGTACTGATGTAGTAAGAGTTGCCAACCCAGAGGTCATGACTTTATTCACTACTGAATATTCGTTTTCTGACGCTGGTTTAATAGCGTCATTAACAAATTGATTATAGCCAAAATCATCACTAAGCCACCCAAGAATGTCTCGAGTAATATCATAAGAGTCGACAATAGTTCTAGCAATGCCTGTACTAGACGGGCTTAGGGAAAGATTTGCTGTACTTGAGAAGCTAAACGATGCAGGAGTTACTGCAGTTATCACATGAGTTCCGTTAAGTGCGGAGTTTAAAGAATTAACTTTAACCGTATCTCCTACAAGAAAACCATGCTCTATATCGGTATATACAACTGCAACTCCCCCTAAGGCTTGATACTTTAAACAAAATATGCCCTCAGAACCATAAAATAAGGTCTGCCAAACAGCACGATGATAGAGGTAGCTAATCCATTCTTGAGCATCAACTGTTAACTTTTTATCAGAAGGAGAGTAACTGCGACTCCAGATTATCCCTCCCCAAACACAGGCGCCATTACGAAGAACATATAGAGCTGTTTTTCCAGGCATAGTTGATTCATATAAATTTAAATTTTTAGTTGCTTCAATAACAGGGATTTGACCAGAAAAACTTCCAGCCTTACTTAGAGCACGCTCATAAACAACACCACTAAAAGGGATTTCAGTAATAACACTATTAGTTAAGATGTCAACAACGTAATAGCGGTACTCCGCTAATACTATTTCATTTCTTGCCATGTCATTATTTCCTTTGCGTAAAATGTATTAACCGAGGTGGCCAGACCTATATTCAACATCAATCTTTGCTGCTGATGCCGAGACTGCACCTTCATCAAAGAAAGAAATTATATTTGCTCCAGGGGATAAAGTTACCCAGTCGTTATATACCTCTAGTTTGCTACGTGCACCATAATACTGACCATTTAAATATACGCTTCTACTGTAAGTATCGATTTCTAAAGTGTCAGGGCCATATGCTAAAGACCCTGATGCTGAACCGTATGAAACATTTGTTCCAGTAGCCTCGTAAGTAAATTGAGTAGATGTTGCTGCATCTCCAATTACACTTGTAACAACCTGATCACCATTATATGGAGTGCCTAAACCAGAAATAGTAACTATGTCACCCTCAACTAACCCGTGTGCCGATGTGGTTCCAATAGTAACTAAAGAATCTGTTATACCTCTGTTGTTGATAGTTTTAGTAACCGCACCACGCAGACTTCCAGTAATTGTAATAAATTCTTCATTTGTGTTATTAGAAATTACTGCTGGCCCTACAATAGGACCTGTAACTGTTATGTATGTACTAACGGGAAAATTTCCATTATTTGTAATAGTTCCTAAACCTGTACGAGGAGGGCTTACGGACTTACAAAGAATCTGTGAATTAAAATACCCGTCAGGGTCAGAATCGTTCCACTCATACTTGAGCGGGTCAGCAGCACGAAGACCAATAGAAAACTCAATGCGGCCGCGGGCAGACACAGACTCGAACTGAGCCTCACCGCTAAGGCGTACCCAAGAGGCTTTTGTTGGGTTTTCATTAGTCTTAAGCCAGCCTCCAGAATAAACAAGATTGGTTGCTGTAATAAGACGGTTCCTAGCAGCAGGAGCAAGGGAAGGGTCTGGGCAGAGAATCACACCTACAAGAGTTATGTCTCGAGCATTCCAACGACCCTTAACATCATAAGAACCATCACCCCAGCCACGCTTGATATCAAGCATGTCAGGTGTAGGGGGTTGCCACCACCCAGTAATGTCTGTAATTACCCAAACAACACCGTATTCATCAATTGTATTAAAAACAAAATCGTTAAGGGAAATGTCTTCCTCCAACTTCATTCCCGTTAGATGCGGGATTGGAAGCGGAGTTAAGGACGAATCTACTTGATTATTTTTATAACCCTGTGTATATGTCATTATGCGGCTCCTCTACGAAGTTGGAATGCAATCTGACGAGAAACAATTGCTGCTAATTCACGCTCATCCATACCAGCAGAAGGATTGATTACCATGTTTACTGTTGTCCCACTTCCGCCACCAGAAAGTTCGGCAATAATTGCTCGGTCACGGACTGACAAACCATCTGCATCAAGAGGCTCTACGCGCTCTGGGCGGCCTGCTTCACCAATTGTAGCCAAAGTTCCGCCAGTAGTTGGCCGAATAACTCCACCTTTTGCTAACAGTACTGGTATTTTAGGAACTCCTAGAGAAGGACCTTCAAATGCTGGAATAATTGTTACGCCTTTAACTGTTAATCCTTTAAAGCTTGGAAGTTTAAATTGAAGTTTATTCCATCCATTAATTATATAGTTTATAACACTCTTAAAAGAGTCCTTTATCCCATTCCACATACCTGAGGCAGCTGTTGCTATTTTAGCTTTAATACCTGTAACAAAAGTAATAATAGTAGTCCACACTGCTTTAATTTCAGTCCAGACAGTATCAAGACCAGTCTTTAGTACACTCCAAGCACCACCTAAAGCAGTTTTAACTGTTGTTAAATAACCTGACACACCCTTAACAATTGTGTCCCAAACTAGTTTAATTGCAGTCCAGACAGTATCAAGACCAGTCTTTAGTACACTCCAAGCACCACCTAGAATAGTTTTTAGACTATCAATGACTGTTGTAACTCCCTTAACAATTAAGTCCCAAACTAGTTGTATACCTGCCCAAGCAAGTTCAAGACCTGTTTTTAATACATCCCAGATAAACTCAATTACAGCCTTTAGGGATGCTACAAATATCTTAACTCCTGCAATAATGAGGTCCCAGACAATCTGTACTCCTGCCCAAGCAAGTTCTAATCCAGTCTTAAGAACGTCCCACACAAAACCAAGTACTGCACCTAGGGCTGATATAAAAACTTTTACACCTGCAATAATTAAGTCCCAGACAATCTGAATGCCTGCCCATACCAACTCCAAGCTAGTTTTTAATACATCCCAGACAAAACCAAGCACTGCACCAACAGCTGCTACTGAGAGCTTTACACCCTTAATAATTAAACCCCAAACTACCTGAACTCCTGCCCAAACTCTGGAAAGCCCTGACTTAAGTCCATCCCATACTTTTCCTGCTATCTTTTTTATTTTGTCAAAATTCTTAACTACAAAGAAAACAAGAAGACCAATAGGACCAGTTAAAATTGCAAGAAGTAGAGGCCAATTCTTTTTAGCCCAGTTGAGAGCATCTACTAAAGCCTTTTTTACTGCACCAAAGGCTTTATTAGCAATCTTTCTAAATTTTTCACTTCTCTTGTATAAAATTACAAGACCTGCAATTATTGCAACAATTGCTACAGATATTAAAAATATAGGGTTTGTTAAAAGTATCATAGAGCCTTTAGCAAACTTTACAATACCTCCTAGAGCCTTACCAGCAGCAGCCTTACCCATCGCAATAAGTTTTACTCCAGCTGCTTTGGCATTTGTACCAATAGATTTAATACCTGTTACAGCTGATGAAACGGCTTTTTTACCAAAATTAATAAGCGCTGCGCCAGCTTTTTTAACTGAAGCCTTTACCTTATCCATCGCATACATGGCTTTTAGTTTTATAGTGTCTAAACCAGATATTATTTTTTTATACACGGAGTTAGGAAGTAAAAATTTAAAAGCCTTAGCTACTTTATCAAGATTTCCTTTAACTACTAATAATGCAAATTTTCCAACTTTAGCAATGGTGCCTAGGGCCAAGAGGAAGGGGAAGATAAGAGCAGCTACTTTAAGAAGGGCTTGACCAATACCACTGGCTAATATTTTATTTAAGAAACTTAGGCCGCTCTTGAGAACACCAAAAAATACTTCTACCGAACCACTATCTGTTACTAATTTTACAAATTTTGCAATTTCTATTGCAAACTCACTTATAGCAACCATAGCCCCGCCGAGGTCTATAGTGTTAAGAATGTCTACTGCTTCCCCAAGATTGTCAAAAAAAGTACCTAAAGCAGTGTCATCTGCCAACTTAATGAATCCTCCAAGGATTTTACCTAAAAGGTCAAGAAGTTTGGTTCCATTTTCTGCGGCTCCTGCAAAAAATTGCTTGAGAGGCTTCCCATCAATAGTTTTAAGATTTTTAAAGTTTTCTGTTATTTTTTTAAAGTAGTCTAAAAATATTTGACCACCGCTACCAGGGCCAGTATTGGCTTCAAAAAGTTTACCTAGTCCGCCAAAAACATTACCAAAAATTTTACCTAAGTCTTTAAAAATACCCTTAGCAATTTTAAATTTACTAGTAAGTTTTCCAGTTGCTTTATCTGCTTTAAGAGTCTCTTTCCATGCTCCCGTTACGTTTACAACCCAGTCTCCAAAAGCGTCAATAAGAGGTTTAGCTGCCTCTAGAAGAAGAAGCAATGCTTCATAAACATTGTTTCCAGCATCTCCAAATTTACCTAAAAGTCTATTATTTGTCTTCCAGATACCTTGTAGTCTTTCTAAATTCTCCCCCTTAGTAACTGTTTTAGAGAATTTTATTGCAACATCTCCTAAAACACTACCAGTTTCCTGAAGAAGTCCTTTAAATATTTTTATATTTCCAGGTCTAAAAAAGTTTCTTAGTGCTTTTTCTAGTTTAGGGAAGAGGTCTTTACCAGCAGCAGCTTTAAGATCTTTAAAAACATTTTTAAGAGATACAATGTATTTAACAAATTTACGAGCTTCTGGTGATAATTCAGCTAAGGCATCTTTATAGGCATCAACACCATTAGTATTGTTTTTTATATCATTTAATGCATCTTTTGCATCATCTCGACTCTCTGTCGCGCTTCTAATTGCTCTTGCATTTTGAAGTTCGGTTTCTCCTATATTTTTCTTAGCATCATCTACTGCTTCTAGTGCTTTTACTACATTTTCCTGTCCCTCGACTTGCTTTTCTACTGTGTCACCAAGTAAGGCATTTTTTGCTTCTGTCTTTTTAAGATCATTGTTTTTATCAATTGCACGGCGATAATTGAGATCAGCCTCAGCAAAAGCAAGTTCTGCTTCTTTTCTAGCACGGGAGTTGGGAGGCAGGTCTGAAACACGAGCAAGAGTTTCACGAGCTTTTTCTAGCTCTAAAGCAGCTTTCTGTTCTGAAAGTGCGGCATCTTCGGAATCAAAACCAAGTTGTTCTAAATCTTCTTTAGCCTGTTCACGAGCCTTATGCAGATCTTTCATTGAATCAAGCAACTCTTCATCTGCTTTTTTAATTGCTTTAGCAGCATCTTCATATGCTTCACCAAGAGCTCTTTCTGCACGTTCTAGTGCAGTTTTTGCTTTTTTAAGTGCTTTAGAGTTGTCAGTACCTTTTTTTGCTGCTTTATTTCCAGCAGCAATAGCTTTTCCTACTCCAGCAAATGCTAGTTTTACAGTTACAGCCGCCTGAGCAAGAGACATCATTGAAGAACCAAGAACAGCCATTGCAGGAACTGTAATAGCACCAATTATAGAACCTAAAGAAATTAAGCTTGTACCTAGAACACCAATTGTTCCACCTAAAGCAGTAAGTAGTGGAGCAATAGCATAGCCAGCCTTAGTAAGACTAGAAAACTTAGCAGCAGCAGCGTCACTTCCTTTAAAAAAATCACCAAAGGGACTGCCTTTTTTACTTCCTTTTTGAAATCCTTTATTAAAGTTTCTTCCGACTCTATCGCCAGCATCACTTCCATGTTTATCAACATTCTTAAGTGCATCTTTAATATCTTTATCAAGACCAGAAGTGATGGCATGTATCATCACATAAGCATCACCTACTATTGCCACAAGCCATCACCTCCTAGTGTTTAGCCCATGGGGGCGTCTAATGTCTTTCCAAACGGTAGTGCTGCATCAGGATTAAAATCTGTAGAAGGTACGAATGGCTTTCTCTCTGCTTTAGCAGGATCAAAAGGAACTACATCGCTGTAGTCGTAGCCACTTTCTTCAGGTTCTAAATCTGAATAATCTGTCTTATTTGAAGAGCCATGGTTATAACTCTTCTCATAAAACTCTCTATATATAATCTTTCTTACGTTGTTTTTTGCGTCAACTTGTTCTCCACTAGTGGCGTTTGTATAGTCTTCTTCAAAGATAACATGTATTACATCCAGCATTTCTGCCGAGTCCATCTCTCCAAGACGTAGGCCGCTCATCAGTGCTTTCCCGTTGACATAAGGCCAATGGTCTACTGCCCACTCAAGGAGTCCGTTGGCCCCTCCACGGGACGGCCTGAGTACTGCTCAACTAGCCATGATGTAATCTCACCTAGAGTTTCAACAGTAACAATCTTGTCTGACTCTAGAAGAATATTAAAGCGAGTATAGCTTTCAGGTGTAAGAGCCTTAGCAAAAAATCCTGTAACTAAATTAGCAGCGTCTCCAGCATCATCAGATGATGCAGCAGCAACCATGTCTAAAAGTACTTTTCCTTGAAGCGATGTCTTGCAATTAAAATCCTCATCGTACAATTTAAACGACAGCGGCTCTGCAACTACATCGGCACTTCCAAAATCTTTGAATCTACTTGTCATCTTTCCTTTTCCTCATTTCTCTTATGTCTTTTTACTATTTACATAGTAATATTGTTATTTTACATTACTTTTCTTAGGTTGTCTGAGAGATATCTATTAGCTTTTGTCCCTGGGTGCATGACCGAGTGGGCATAGACAATAGAAGAACCTTTAACAAACCTAAGAACTTTTGCCTTATCAGCAACAATTAAATGAGGCTTTGTACCCTCATGATGCATCAATGCGTAGTTAAGTCTAGAGCCAACCATCACATATTGCCCACGGGGGTCACGCGAGTGTCGCATGTGGATAGATGCCCTAAGTGCCCCTGTTCGGACCCCCACCTGAGCTTTTGCTAGAACTTCTAATCGCTTGCCTTTTTTTGCAAGGTGTCTTCCAACCATGCCATTAGGGTCATTAAATACAAAATCATATGCTGTTTTTCTAATTACAACTCTAGCCATTATGGAATTGCCGCCGTAAGTGTCAAGGTCACTGTTTGATATCCGCCCTCAGGAGCGTTGACTTCAACAGTTGCAATAACTCCAAGACCAAAACCAGAAGCCTCCCAAGTATCTAACTGAGCAGCGCTGTCAAGAAGAATCCAAGCATCGTAGGCAGAAACTTCTGCATAGGATTCAATGGTTTCGGCTGCTGGTGCTTTACCGCTAGGTCCAACTGTTGGTACTTGTCTAGAGACAGCAACAGTTATAGTCGCACTGCGTGGGTCTGAGCATCGACGTGGGGATGTTGCTTCATCTCCTGGAGCACCTACATACATTTGGATAAGAGAGACTACAACTTGTTCGCAGTCTACTGCAGGAGCGCCTAATGTCCAGTATTTTCTAAAAGGAAGTGGCATGTTGTATGAGGCATAAGATGTAACAACTTGGTCAAGAACTGCCTGCATAAAAACGGCAAGGTTTTTAGCGTTACTACTAACTGTTGCTTTATTTATATTAATCATGTCACTCCTATGCGTCGTTTTATATTTATGGTGTGTAGATTGGTTCTACTCTTGTAGCAAGACTGATAGAGATGTTAGCAGAGAGGATAGTTACTACCTCTTCTACCGCTGAGTTTGCTGGGCTAGGTCTTGTACAGTAAATTTCATAAGTTCCAGGGTCTCTAATGCCAAGAACGTCGTATACATCTTGATACGGAGCATACACAGAGATAAGTTCAGCTCCTACATCTAAAGTCACTGCATTTGCAATAACTGCTGTCTTAGCCTCGGTATAGTCAGATACGGACATGAAGATAGTCCAAGTGTTTTGTGTAAGCAGAAAGTCTCCGCCAATTTCATCAAAGTAGAGGGTAAGACTTCCACCTGTAGGAAATACTTGAAGGTCAGATGCAGTTGCTGGTAGAAGTAGAGAATGAGGTGTGATTCTTCTGGCTTTAGGTACATCTGGAGAAAATACTCGAGCACGTGCACGAGCACGGTCAGGGTTAGATGTTTTTAAGAATAAATCAATTGCGTAAATACCAGTGCGAAGTTCATCAATAAAATCTTGGCTGTCAAGTAGAGTGTAAGAAACACCTTGACGAGAAACAGATGTTACACGCTGTGGCAGAGCGCAGGTGTCATCACCTTCATACAACTTAACTAGTTCTATTGCAAGAATACGAGCAGCAGCCTTGCCAGCAGTTGGAGGTGGGGTTCCATAAGTGTATGTAACTTCTACGTTTGAAGAAGACCAGTTGGCTCCTGGAGTTGCAATAATTGTTGAATGCTCTGAAAGATAGTATTTACTCGGGCTAATAATTTTGCCGAATTGGTCACGCATATTATGAATCTTAATTACTTTACGACCACGAAGGCGTAAGCGAGAGGTAGAAGATGTTCCATCTCCCATAAAATCATGTTCGCCAAACCGACCAAAACCATCTGAGCGGACATTCTCGACATGTCCATCTACTAATACAGGTTGGTAGTTCTTTGCCGATGCGCCCATACGAAGATATGGGTCATAAGAAGAAATATATTTTTCTGTTACAGTAGTTGTTCCAGAGTATTTACGACCAGACATTCCCCACAGTAAATAGGAAGCAGTCTTACAAGCATCATAGGCGTATGTAGAGTCCCCGTATGCACCGAGTTCTTCTGCGGTTACCCATAGATTGCTAGCCACTGTTCCTCCTTAAATACAAAAAGCGGACGACTACCATGTGTGCTGATGACACGACTGGCCTGTCGTCCGCCTTTTGTTTTATTTAATTAAGCTGATGGATCTTCTGATGAAGCGATAATGAAGTCAATTGGAAGGTCTGCGTTATAGCTCTGCTGACCAGGTACGTTGTAGGATGTTGTAGAACCCTGAGACGTAAAGTCTGTAACTGCCTTGTATCCACGTTGACGAACTGCTGAACCAACTGGGCTAACTGCAGCACTTACTACGTTAGTTGCTGTCTTAGCATATGTGAATGTGGTAGTAGATGGTACTCCATTGATTGTAAATGTACCGTTGAATGTCGCATCTACGCCTGCTACAACAACGCTCTGACCTACTTCATACCCGTGAGCTGTTGCTGTTGTTAAAGTAGCAACGTTAGAGGTAAGAGCCTTGTTGTTGATAACTGCGGCCTTATTATCAAACCATTGATAGAATCCTTTAAGACCTGTAGGAGCCCAGTCATCACGTGCATAAGCATATGGACGCTCTGTAGCAACTGGGAACTCCCAGCGGCCATCTAGACCTGTACCGAATTCTACGTTTCCAAGGCCATAGCCTTCGAATGTGTTAGCAAGAAGACCGTTCTCAATAACACGGTCACCTGACTGACGAAGCTTTGCGTATGGGAAAATCCAGTAGAAGTATGGAAGTGATGTTGCACGCTTGCCATCCTTAACTGCGAATGACCAGCATTCAATAGCAACACCGTTACCTGAAGGGTCATCGCCAACTCCTGGAGCAGCCCAACCAATAGACTTGTTGTCTGTTGATGAATATGTTCCAAAGTTCTTGCGAAGAAGCAAGCCACCTGAAAGAAGTGCTGTTAATTCTGGGTCTGGATCGCAGATTGCGAGTTCCATAGTGATGCGCTTAAGAGTATCTGGCGCCTTGTAAGAAACGCAAATGACACCATTTGCGGACTTCTCGATGATTTCATCGCCTTCTTCATACTCTGGTGTAAATGATGTACGTAAGAACGCCGAGGTTGTATAACTATCACCAGGTTCGGTGAGTAGGTTTCCTGAGGCGTCCAGTCTAGTGACTCGGATCGCCACACCTTGGACGCTTGCTGCGTAGTCCTGAGTGGCCATACCAGTATTCTCCTTAGTTTGTTTTTACTTATACAGTTGCAGGTACTGCTACCCGCACTGCAAAATGAATTGATGGGTCGAAATAAACAGCCGCAGAGCGAACTGCCTTGATAACCATGTCATTAATGTTAGCATTAATTCCTTGGCTCAATGATTCGTTTACGATTTCTGACTTGCTTAGATGTACTTCTACTGGACCTGTCGCATACATCCAACGATTTGTCGCAGATGGTGCAGCTCCAGTTACGCTATATGGGCCAATTCCGCTATAGCCTGAGCCAATAGCAACTTCTGTCCCTAAACGTGTCATTGCCTTACCTGTTTTTCCACCATCTGTTGAGGCATAAACAATCTTTGACCCAAGGATTGAGGCTACATCACGAGTCATATGAATAACTCCTCCTGCGCCTGTAGGTGAATTTGCTATTGCTTGCTCTAAATGAAACAGAGCGTTAGAGGCAGTGTGTGCTCCAGAAGCGGGGACAGTTGCTGCGCCTTGTTTTGATAAAAATACATTTGAATTGGTGGCTGCTGTAGCAGCAACTCCACTCCATAATTCTAATTCGACTGCCTTTTGTGTTGCTGCCTCAAGTTGCTTGAGTGCGATAGCAAAACGGTCCTGTGCAGGTAGACCAAATGTTGAACGTGCAATCTCTACTTCAATGAAGAATGGAGAGTAATCTCTATAGTAAGGCTCGTCAGAGGCGTCATATAATTCTCCGCCTGTAACTAAGTCATCATTGGTTGTAAGAATACGTGTTGTAGCAAGCGAGTCAAACTCATATGCAAAACCACGAACCCAACGTTCATCATAATCGCTGGATGTGTGCGTCATAACACTAGCAACGCTCAAGAGACCGCAAGGAGTAGGTTTCAATTCTGGAGCTGTATAAACCCCACGAAATGCTGCCATTTTTATCTCCTCTTGATCTCTTGAGCGTTAACTATTGTTATCTAATATTTACTGTATTAAATACTTTTTAGTATTCAATCGCAGCAGCAGTTGCAGCACCAGTTGTGTCGCGGAGGGCAGCAGCCACACCGTTAACAGAAATGGTTGAAGTGATCTTCAGTGCTTCAACTCCGATGAAAGCAATTCCTTCGAATGTTTCAACGAACATCTTGTAGTCGTTAGTGCCAACAAGGCTTGAGTCACGGATGATTCCGAGATCAAGTGTGCCACCATCAAGGAACAAGAATGAGCCCTCTGAGAAGAGGTACCAAACGAATGAATCTGCGAACTCGTTAAGAGCTCCTGTTGACTGTGTACCAGATACAGTTGCATCTAGTGAAGCAGTTAGGTTTACGTTGCGTGATGCGACGTATCCATCGATTTCACCGTATGCGTTTAGAAGGCTGTCTCCAGGCATGTTTAGTGCGAAGTCAGCAGCCATTGCATCTTTTACCCAAGCAGGAATGATTGCACGAAGTGGTGCATCAGCTTCTAGGCGGTGACGTGAACGGTAAGCAGCAGCAGCGCGACCAATTTGTACTAAGAAGTCACGACCAAATCCGATTAGGGAAGTAGTTGTAACTGCTGTTGAAGCATCACCAATCTTTGTAAGAAGGTATTGCTCTGCTTCACGTGCATGCTGAATCAGACCCAACTCGTTGTGACGAGCGATGAGTTCTGGGTAAGCACGTGTCATCAAGTTACCAAACTGTAGCTGTAGAGTTACAGCGTCTGTTGCGACGGTGTTCTCTGAAGCAGAAGTGATAGTAAGGCTTGACTTTGTAGCAGACTCTGGTGTTGTATCTACTGCGTTTGTCCATACACCAACAGCATTGCCGTAATCAGCAAGCTTTGGAGGAGTAATGAAGCGGATACCACCACGATCAGCTTGGAAACGAGGAAGAGCATCACGTACTGGACGTGCTGTTGTTCCCATTCCGAAGATGTCGTACTTAACTGCGAATGGTGTTGAGTGGCCACCAGATGCAACGAGTGCTTCTGGACCTGTCACTGCTTGAATCTTGTTCCAGTTTGACTCTGCATCTTGTGTAAGAGTGCGAGCCTCTGGGAATGCTGTGGATACAGAAGCAACAATGTGCTGCTCGCCATCTCCACCGTTTACACGGCGTAGGCCATGTAGACGCTTTGCCATTGCCTCAGCAACGACGTTCATGTTGTCTAGCGAAGAGCCTGCTGTGTAGCCAGGAATGTCAGCACCTGCAGTGATTGCCACTGCCGCTACTGATGCCTGTGCTACAGGGCGGTGGCTCGCTGGTACCTCAATGTTGAGGTTATCTGCGTTATCTGCAGCGGCGGTCACGGGTGCCTCCATAATTTCTTGTGCCATTGGCACAGCTGATTCGGTTGTTTGAATTGATGCTTCTGAGCCATCAACTGCATCTGCAACAGCGGCGTCTGCTGCGGCATCATCGACTGATGCTTCTGCTTCTGCTGCTGGTGCTTCTTCGGCTGGTGCTTCTTCGGCTGGTACTGCTGCTGGTGCTTCTGTTGTTTCAACAGATGCAACAACTGTCTCCTCGACAGCAGCAGGTGCTGCTTCTGGAGTAACTTCTGTGGTTGAGAACTCGGTTTCTGTTCCCGCTGTAGTAGACGCTTCAGTCATGGTCTTTTCCTTTTCCTTTTCTTCTTCTGTTTTTTCAACAGGAGATTTCTCATCTTCAGTTTCTGGTTTTGGAGTTTCTGTAGGAGCAACTGGCATTGCGCCTGCTGCTTCTGGTTTCTTTTCCTCTTCCAGTACTGGGACAGGAGTTTCGGAAATAGGTGCTTTTTCCATTGGAGCTTCAGCCATAGGGGCAGCTGGTGCCTCTTCTGCTGGAGCATCTGCTGGTGCAGCATCCATGTTTTCTTCTGCTGATTTGTCATCTTGTCCATAAACGCGGGAAGCGGCCTCGGAGGCTCGCTGAGCGAGTTCTACGGCTGCGGCCTCGCGGCGCTTGACTTCGTTTCTAACTCCATCGAGCATATCGGCAAGCGACGTCATCGCGTCAACTGTCTGCGGGGTAGGATCTTCCTTCTCAACCGACTCAAATGCACTAAGGATTTCATTTTGGAGTTCAGTAACTTGATCGTCACCTAGCTCGGCAAGTTGGTCCACTTGTTCTTTAATTCGGTCCACGAACTGTCCTTTCCTACGGCCAGTCTAAATAGGTCTTATTACCCATTTCGCTAATCAATCGGGGCCGAGGGACTCCAGGACGCATTTAATCTGCGGGAGGCACTCCACCTAGTAACAGATACTACATTAGTTCAAATAGTGTGATTTTTAATTTTGTACGATTTTTATCTGATTAGGTAAGTAATCGGAGTAACTTAGACATTTGACTAGATATCTCGCTTTGACTATAGTAGTCAGAGCCAGCCATAAAGCCTCTTAAGTCTTTAGTTGCTATATCGGCATCCTTCTGCCCAATCTTGGCCTCTACACGAGTAATCATCTTCTCTATCAAATCACTCAGCGCAGGAGGAATGTCGCTAAAGCGAATTTTCTGAGCATCTTGACCAAAGGCAAAAGGAAGGTTAGCAATAACCGAACCTAATTGCCCTGCAGAGGTTCTTACATTCTCTAGAGACTCGGCATTTAGTGCCCCTGTATCTAGTCTGTCGATTACGCCTAATAAATCTCCAGCAGCATTGGCTGCACCAGCGTAATCGCCTACGTTATCGAGATTTTCTGCTTCTTCAATCTTTTTCAACGCCTCATCTGAGCCAGAATCACCTAAATTAACTTTCAACCGAGCAAGCACTTGTCGAAATTTCCCCTTGGTATCACGGGGTTGTGTTTTAGGTGTATAGATTCCTGACTTTGATTCAGCCTTCTGCTTGCTCTTAACTTCTTTTTTTAGTAGGTCCAACTCTTCATCAGTGAGACCTTTTAGGTCCTTCTCTGAAATTTCTGCCGCCGCTGTGACGGACATTGCTTCTTCTTCAGTGTCTCCACCGTTAAGAATTACAATGATTTCATCAGATGGTTTAAAGTCTGGCTCGAATACGCCATCTTCTTCCTGATAAATCTTTTCCATATCCATAGCCATATCAGCTTCTGAAACCTGTGTTTCAAAAGTGCTTATATTTTCCTGAATTTCAGAAAGATTTTTGCTGTTTTTGTCACGCTTCGCGTGAGTTGATGTGTAGAAACCTAAAGCATCTTTGTGGCGTAGTTGGCAGTAGCCCTTTGCACGGACTCCCATGTACTTACCTAAGTGCTTTACGCAACGCTTCCAATCGCCAGATGTACCCCAGCGAATTTTGGCGGCTCCTTCACCTCTTGTCCAGTAGTGACGAAGCCTTTCAGCGTTTCCCGAGTTACGGTCTAATCCTCCAGCAGCAACTACTGATTCAACAATAGCGATGCGCTCTCTTAGGCTAGCAACCATGGACTCTGAATCAGATGCTTCTTTCCAGCTAGCTGGAATAAGTTCTTTCTTATCAAGTTGGCGAGCCATCTTCGCAATATGACGGCGAACAGCTCCACGCTTTCCTGGTTTAGAACGTCCGTATGCCTGAATAGCATTACGAAGGTCATTAGCATTACGAATTGGGAATGAGCCATCTGGCAAAGCCTTCTTTGACTCTGCCAATTTCATACGCTCTTTGCGTGTGATAACAGCAAGTTCTGCATCTGAATCATCAAGCATTTGAAGCATGTATGCGGAGTCTTCATTTCTTGCTGCCTTAACTTTATTTGAAAGTTCTTCTGCCTTAATCGCTGCAGTCATTGCTTGCATACGAGTTCTAGCATCTCCTGCGGCAGCAACTAGTGGTGCTTCTAACTTATCAATTCTGTTATGAAGTTCTGCAAGTGGGTCATGCTTTAGTTGAGCAAGAACACTTGCTCCAGCAGCAACAAGTGCCATTACCTGACCTGAAGCAACGCGAGCGCGAGCAATAGGGAATCCAGGAACGTTTACTTGACACACAGCAACAAGTTCTAAAGCACCCTTGATAGGTCTCCAGTCACCTGATGGTGCTGACGCACGAAGTGAGCGAATCTGTTCTGGACTAGTTCCAGGGCGAAGTGCTCCTGATACCCAGATGCCGTAAGCATCTTCTCCCGCATGAACATCAGCAACTGCGGATGCTGTGTCATCATAGTGACGAACCGCTTCCTGAGCAGATGCTTCAAGTCCTGCGTGACCTCCAGCAAGAGTTAATTGACCTACAGGCATATCTACACCTTCTTCAGTGCGAACAACTCCTGTATGAAAAAATGCATAGTTACTCTTGCTACGAGGAGGGCGAGTACCAAACGCCATTCCAATATGGTCTACATGCCAAGCGGCAATATGACCAAAAACTTTTCCATCATCGGTTACAGTAAGAGCGGTTGGTTTTTTCAAACCAGGGTTGTTAAACCACTCTTTAGGTGGGGTTACTGGAATTGCTCCAGCTACCATTCCGCAAGCGATGAGTGCTGAAGCATCGAGAGGATTTACTCCTTCGACGTACACTCCATCTTGAATCACTTCTTCCTCCTGCTCTAGTCCCATCTCGTCAACAAGTTCTATCTTGCATTCTTGATATGCGGGTTTTGGTACAAGGGTTACAGCCATAACTCTTGCCTTTGTTATCTTCATTTTACCTGCTCCAACTTTGCCGTCAGCATCATCTTTAGCAGCATTCTCATGTTCTTTTGCTTCGAACATATCTAGGTCAGCAGACACTCCACGAATGAAGCCTCCACGAACCAATCTTTCCGCTTCTTTTCCATACTCTCCAGTATCAAAATGCCCATAAGCATTTCCAATACCGTTTTCGACTCTTTCCATCTTTGTAATTGTTCCAACTACAACTGATCCTGAATGGCCTTCACCAGTCTTGATTTGCCATAGAAATGGGAGAGGAAGGTCGCGAATAGTAATTGCGCCAGCATCAAACTTGCGACCATCTCCTGACTCAATTCCTTCTGGAATTACCAGAGGGATAAAGAAACTTGCGCCCTTATTTTCTGAGATAGGTTGTTCACCGAATACTCTTATTCGAGCATCTTCTGCTCTTGCTCTAATAGTTGCTGAAGCAATTACTGCTTCTGAAGAGACAATGAAGTCGCTGCTAAATGTGTTTTTAGCTCTGCCTTTCTTCCCAAAAAGTTGTCTGTGTTTGCTATCGCCAGTCCAAAGACCAGTCGCTTCCTTGTGACGAAGTGCGCAATAGCCTTTTGCTCGAGGGCCCATATATTTGGAGAGCTGACGAACGCATCGTGTCCAATCTCCACCAGTTCCCCAACGAATCTTTGCCGCGCCTTTACCAGTTAGCCAATACTGACGTAACTCCTCAGCGTTTCCTTTATTTCTGTCAGCCCCGCCTGCCGCAATCATTACAGCAACAATCTTCATATCTGATTCATCGTATCCAGAAGATGTCATTGGTTCTATTGAATCAACCTGCTCTAGAACAGTCGCTAGTGTTTCATCATCTAATACAACAACTGGTGGGGGTGTAGGACTATTTAGGTCATTAAGAACTTGTTCGTTTTTTTCCCACTTGCCAGGCTTACGAATAAATGTCATAGGTTTAGTAGAAGTTGTTGATACAGGTATTAAAGAAACTAAATCCATAACTGCCTGAGGATCATCAGGAGAAACGATGGCCATATAAATTGGTGGAACATCTGAAGTATCTGGAGTAAGTTCTTTAGTCTGTGAAGCTGACTCTGCTGCAGATGTGAATCCTTTAGGTTTTTGTTGTAGCCAATTTGCAGGATTTTTTCCTGGAGATGGGGTTAAGTCTCTAGTTGCCTTGTACTTATCTACATCCCCTGGCTTAACTCCAAATATGTCTGGGCGATACCAAATAGAATTTGGATAAATTGTTTCTCCATTTGGTGCTTTTGTACTCTTTTCTAAAAACGCACGGAGTGATGGGTCATTGTAAGCATTAGGTGCCTTACTATTCGCTACTATCCGAGCAACCTCGGCGTCTTCATTAGCGCCCTTAGAGCCAATACCAGTAGATAATTTAGCTGTTCTAGCATCAGTAGCCCAAGGAGAGAAGTCAGCAAGAATTGTACTTACTTGATTGCTTCTTAGTTGCGGGAGCTTATTAGGCATGTTTGCAACAGGGCTATCAATAGGTGTGCGAGGTTGTCCTAAAATATTACGGGTAAGTTGTTTGGTAGAAGATGCTGATTGAACTTGAGGCATAGGTTTAAAAGTATCTGCAGGTTCTGTTGTGTTTCCTGGAACATCTACAAATGTTCCGTTATCAAGTTTAATTTTTAATGTTTGTGTATCTGAGTTTGCAGATTCAACTGTTCCTGAGTATTTAGCATTTCCACCAATAACTACACGGCCACCAGATTTAGCAAACTCGCCATTCTTATTACGAACCTGACCCCGAGCCTTAGATGAGCGCTCTTCTGGTGTGTAGTTTCCATCTTGGTCTGTAATAGTAGACTTTAAAGTTACAGAGTCTCCCTTTTCAGGAGCGGCTGCGGTGATTGAACTGCCTGAGTAATCTTCAAAACTTACATAGTTGTCAGTATTATCAAACAAGACTGCATCAATAAGACCCCAGTCAACACCGCTGACTTGGTCAACAAAGAGTTGAGCCTCTTCAGGGGCTAGTTGAGAGATTGATACTGGTTCAAATGGGTTAGAGTCAAACATTCCGCAAAGAATGATCGATGTTTGAACATCTACAGGTACATGCATCTTTACAGTTCTGTCATACGGGTCATCTAATGAACGATCGTATGTTTCAAAATCGTGATTTACATTTCCTAAATCTTCCCACATACCGTCATCCCAAACAAAACAAGCACCATCTGGAATTACTTTATAGATACGGTCAACTTTTCCAGAGTCCAAACGGATTCGGATATAAAACTGAGGAGCACTCTCTATAGGAAGTGTTTCTGACTCTATAAACGCATCGAACTCAATTCGACCTGGGCTCTCGTAGCCGCCCATAATGTGGTTGTAGGAGGCAGTAATTGAGTTTGACTGAGCCTTTTTATTTTCACGGTCAACAATTGCTGATGCCCAACGCTCTGCAGCATCTCCACCCCATAGTGCCCAAGCGATACGACCATTTGATGGGTAGTTAGATTCTCCAGGCTCGTAGCCCTTACCTTTTTTATCTACCTGATGGCGTGGAAAGTACTTAGCAATGTGGCGAACCTTGCGGATTCCAATTTGTCCACCTTTAGCAAGAGTACGAGCAGTGTTTAAACCAACAGGTGTTCCGCCACGTTTTTCTTTTTTGCGCCACTCTAAAGCACGCTTTGCTTCTGCCTGAACTGCTTTTGGGATTGTATAAAGACGGTCATTATTTGAAAAAACCTTGACATCTAAGTCTGTTGTAGCAGCTACTGCTAACTCAAAGGGTACAGAGTCTGGTGCTGTTTGGTCGCCAAAGGGAGTAAAAGAGGCAACTAGAACCTCTGAACTACCTACGGAAGAAACTAATTTTCTTTTCTCGTCGACAACTACTGCTAATTCCCCTGCGGAAAATAGGATCTCATCGCCACTACGACCAATAAATAGCACTTTTACTCCGTCTCTGGACCAACTGACTCGTACTTCATTACTTCATCAATCGGAATAGCCAAGTCTTGCTTTTCGGCTTCGTCATAGACGGCAATAAAGGCGGGGTCGATATATACTCTAATTAAACCATCAAAATCCAACTCCCAGTCGTCTTCTGGAGTAATTTCTTTCCACTCAAAGTTATCACGATAGAAGAAGCCATCATCTGACTCGTAAGTAAGGATAGCCGCTTGGTCGATATCGCTATCGTAATGACAGACTAAATCCTTAGGATCTTCTGGTTTATCTGGTGTAAAGGCCATGTTATATACCTTCCTCTATATCATCCATTAGACTACCTAGTGATGAGATACCTAGAGAGTCCATTGCTTCTTTATTTAGTTTATGTTGCTCTTTTCTTATATTCGCAGCTACTTCTGCAGCGTTACTTTCATCAAAAATAGCATCTTTAATATTTTCATATTTGGAAGCATCAACCGAGATAGCGGTAACATAGTTCATATTATCTAATGCTAAATTTACCCAGCCTTCGGGGGTAGTAGGTATATTTATATCACTATCTTTAAACATCTGAATAATCATTTCAATACGTTCTTGATTTAGATCATTTTCAGGGGGAACTGCGTATGCTGCACTAGATTCGGTAGCAATCACTGAAAATAAATGTTCTTCAGGGTTAACTGGGTCGTTATCAAACCTGACTGGATACACTCTATATATTGAAACTTTCATTTTACTCCCTCGCTTTCATAAATTTAGCCCACTTCTCAGGGGTTATTCCTCTTAAAACTTCTAGCTGAGCTATTACTTCTTTTAATACAGTGGAATCTATTCCACCATTATCTCTCTTAAGTTCTTGTATTGCTTGCTGTACAGTTAAGTCTACAAGATGGTGTGTAGCTCTTCCACCAATCGATTTGACAAGTTCTTGATAGATTAAACGAGATGTAGCATATCCATTTGTCCGAAGTAATGTTTCTGGGTCATATATAGCACCTCTACGACGAGACAAACGATGCGCATAACCGTGGTCAATTGGAAGAAGTTGTAAATCTTCATGTCCATTTCCAGCAACACCGTTTCTAGGAGTCTCTGCTGCAAGGAAGTTCTCTTCGTGACGGTCAGTATTAGAAGCAACACCATCAAAAATCATCATTCCAATGAGATCCGCAACTTTTGCTCTTGCTGCTGTTTTTTCAGCATACAAATTAAGGTCATTTCTAACTACATCATATACGTTTGGAGTTGTTTTTAAATCTAAATTATCTCCAGCAAAAGCTACAAAAAGAATATCTTTATCTTTAGGATGACGTTCAACGTGGGAGACGCCTCTGACACCTAAAGCATTAAGTAGTTTTGCTGACCATACTTCTGCATCTGATCTACCTTTAATAGTTTCTCTTTTAATGATTAACTTTTGACCTGAATTAGTGTCAATAAGCCAGAAGTTATTACCATTTCCTGCATTAACACCTCTTTCATTAAGTTTCATAAGAAAACCAGTATCAACACCGTCAATAATTAGTGGAACAAATTCCTGAGTTGCCTCTTCGTTTCCATATTTAAAAATTTTCTCAGGGTCCATACCTTTTAACGCCTGTGCAACATCAATATTGTCTCTATTTGGAGAATAGGCAAGCTCTTCTTTTCTTAAAGCAAGAATAAAGTCTGCTACTTCTCTAATGTTGCTGTCTGTTTGCTCGGGAGTTGATCCTTTAAGCACTTTAACATCACGAATAGAACCAGAAAGATATTGATTTAACGCTTGACGCGCAGGGGCGCTGAGTTTAGCAAGAGGTTGTCCTTGCGCGGGAGCAAAGAAGCCTTGTAACTCTTCCTTGAAAGGTTCAAGAAATGGATTAGCAGCAAAGACATCATCTTTTGTAAAAATATCTTTTACATTTGGAGCATCTACAATATTTTCTCCCGCTAGTACACGTTCGTTAGCCAAAGCTACAGGGTCAGGTTTATTAAGATTTGCTTTTCTATTTGGAACCTGTTTTTCTCTCTGTTTTTTTATAATTACTTGGAATATAGGTTTTAGTTTTTTGGCAAGTTCAATATAAGAAGCATTTGAAGAGGCTCCCAATCCAGTAAAGATTTGACCAAGGCGCGTTATGCTTAACGACATAGGGTCTATGCCATTATCTAAATCTTTGATGAGCTTTTCTACAGCCCTTTGTGCTTCTCTAATCCTCCAGTCATTAGGACCCTCTGATAGACGCGCCTGTACGTCTTTTAGCGCTGCATTTAAGTTTTCGTTTGTAATATTGTCTTTATCTAATACAAGTTCAACAGGCTCTGGGATATTTCCATAAAGACGGATAACTTTGTCTCCATCATTAGACTCAGCGACATCACCAATAAAACGCCCAACTACTCCTTGTACTTCAGCAAGTGAAGTATTTTTAGCAATAACTGCATTAAGGTCGCCACTTTCATTAAATACTGCAGCCTCATACATGTCATCAATTTTTATTACACTAATTTTAAAGTTGTTACCTTTTTCATCTTCGACCTCTGCCTTATAAACAGGCTTAGGCATACCTGGACCAGCAGGTGCGGCAGGTCTACCCTCAGGAGTGTCTAGAAGTCTTCCTTGTTCTAAAGCTTGAGTAGGTTTTAAATTTTCATCTCCAAGAAATTCTCCATCAAGATTAGGAATATCTGGCAAAGCTTCTTGGCCGTTGGCAGCATCCTTAATGATGTCACGAGCATCTGCTAACGCATTCATTGCAACTTTTTTATCTTTATCTCTGACAACAATCTGAACTCTAGCGTCCTGAGGATCTTCTGCTACGTTTCTATCAATAAGAGCGCCTTCATATACGTCATCTATTTTAATAAGATTAATTTCAAAGTTTCCACCGTTTTTATCTTGGAACTTATTATTGTAAATCTTTTCTGGTACTCCAGGACGAACATTTGGCTTAGCAGGGGCAGCAGGATTTGCTGGAGTATTAGGTTTTACATTTCCTCCACGGAACTCTGGCATAACCATTCCGTCAACACTTCCGTCAAACTTAACAAGGTTCTTAGCCTTTACTTGACGACCACCTTGGTTAAGCGCTGCTTCAACATCTTCGCCTTCCCATTGAACAATTAAGTAATCAAGATAGGCAATACCTTTACGGCCGACTGCTCCAGCTTTCTTACCTTCTTCAACCTGTGCACCAATACGAAGTTTTACAACTCCACGCTTCCACTTACCGCCTTTACCAGGGGAAGGGTCTCTATGTATAACTACATCACCAGGAACAAGTGCTACACCGTTCATGTCTCTATAGAAACCTTCTTTTTCAAAGTTTCCGCCCATTTGACGTCCTTCTTTAGCGACAACTCGCTCGGAAGGTGCTTTACGCTTAATTACATTGCGCTTTCCTCCGCGAGGTGCTGCTTTTGCAGATGGAATTGGTTCTGCTTGATCTTCAACACCAGGACGACGAACATTGCGAAGTGGAGAATCCATTTCAAAATAACGGATTTCTCTTTGTCCATTTTTAACGTTAAAGACTTCCATCTCCATACGGTTCATAACTCCTGCGTACTTATTGGAGAGAACCTCTTCATAGCGACCATGGAATGCGTTCCAAATGAAGTCACCAACTTGAACATCTTCTGCTGCTATAGGTTGCAGTGAGCCAGCATTTTCTTCTACAAAAGCGTTGTTCTTGATAACAGCCTTATCGCCTTCACTAAGTTCTTTAGGCTTAGTTGTATTACGAGGAGGAGGCGGAGCGGCCATCTCCATCTTGTTCAACGTAAAGACTTTTAGTCCTCCATCAGTTCCATCTTCTATAGCACGAAGGTTGACGTTTCCGTTCTTCGGGTTAGTCCAAATTCCCTTTGGAAGAACAACTCTTTCTTTTCCATTATAGGAAAAGGCAATTTTTTGACCCTTGTCAATTGCAGATTGAATTTCTTCTTGAAGATTAGGACTATTTACATCAACAGCAAGAACAACATTTGATTGTGTAGGTGGTTCAGAAATATCTGGTACTACATCTTTATCAAACTCGTGTTGTCTTTCTCTAAGAACTCTCAATGCCTCCTCGCGAGGAAGTTCATCAAGAGCTTCACCAGCAGTCTTGCCATACATAATCTTCATCTCTGCTTCAGCAATTCCTTGCGCATCACCGCGAGGCATGCCATCGCCTTCTGCTTGTAGCTCGTCTGCTCGTGCTTCTTCTTGATCTAGCAACTCTTTTACATATTGTCTATTAAATGCGGCAATTGCTTCTTTATTTTCAGGCTTATCTAAACCTGTAGGTGCAAGAGGTGCTTCTGGATTTGCTTCTCTACGCTTACGCAGTGCATTCATCTCGCGGCGGCGAACTTCTTCACGAGAGATCCCTAAGTCTTCGGCAACTACATCAAGTGACTCTCCAGCTAGACGACGATCTAATAAAGCCTCGTCATTAATTTCTTCAGGTGTATTTAAACCATTTAGTGCTTCATTCATATCGTTGGCATACTTATCGAATTGAGCGTCATTCTCCCAATCGATTTCACCATCCATATCAATACGAGCAACGATAGGGTCTCCTGGCTCCCAATTAATTGGAGTTACTTCAATGTTGTCATCTTTAACACCAAATGCTCCTGTATTAATTCGGAAGTTAAGACCGTTAGCCTCGTATCCATCCTTCTTATTAATCTCTGAAACAAGTTTATCTAATGCAGGCTTTTCAATCAAAAGGTCTTCTACGCTCTTAGAAGGAGCATCTCCTGCCTGGGCAAGAATCTTTTCATCTTTTGCCATCTGAGCCCAACGTGCTTTTTGCTGAGGGTTAGGTAAATCCACTGCAAATGAGTTAACCCAATCAACAAGTGCGTCAGCGTAGGCAGGTGTGTGATTGTCTGGGTTAGCAAAGAAGTCAGCAAGTTCTTGCTGGGACATTGAATCAAATGAAGCAATCTGCTCATCGGAATATCCATATCCTTTTGCAATCTCTGCTACACGCGCACGAGCAGCAGAAGAGTATTCTGCCTTCTGGTTTGCTAGGTCTGCTTGTAGGTCTTCCCAGTTATCGTAAGACTTATCTGGGACAAGACCGTTACGGTCCTTAACAAGAATCTTTCCTTCAGAATCTACTGATGCTTCAAAATTGTTATTTCCATAGACATTGAAATAGTTATCTGGTCTATCTAGTTGACCGAAGTTAGGCTTGTTCTTTGTTGTAAATCCCCAGCCTTCAGGGATAGGTCGTCCCATATCATCAACTCGGTCTTGAGCATCTTTATCAAGTTTTGCTTTACGCTCTTTAACAGCGTCCTCTGCTGCCTTATTTTCTGCCATCAAACGCTCGTAAGCATTCATTGGCTTCTTCTCTACAACTGACTTCTCTCCTGATGTTTTAGAAGTATCTGCTTCTTGTAGGCGAGTAATTAGTTTATTTACAACGTCTACAGCTTCAGCGGAGTTCTCACCGTTAGGGAAGATGCCTTCGCTTGGTCTTTCTAGGCCATCCATTAAGTTAAACGCATCTTCAAGAGATGAAATAGCAGACTTTATATCTCCATTTTCAAGGTCCTTCTTTGCTTCCTTAAGGTGCTCCTGCGCTTGAGAGATGCCCATCGCGGCATCTTCAGTAGTGCCCATATCATCCATGTGCTTATCTAAGAAATCTAATGCTTTATCTACATCTTTAATATCTTGACCACCATCTTTTGGTGGGTCCATGATTATCTGATCTTCCTGACCAGCAAAACCTTCATCAGCAATGCTTTTGATAAGTTCATTTGTATCTACGCCCTGAAGTTGAAGCGCATCACGCACTGCTTCTCCTGGAACGTTAGCAACAAACTCTTCGCCATCTTCATCTTGAAGTGAAATGTTTGCATATCCTGGTGTTGCAGAGTCTGGTTCAATAGAACGACGAAGCTCTGTTTCTAGACTCTGCCTGTCAATTGACTGAGCAAGAAATACTGGGTTATCGCTAAAACCTTCTGGAAGAACTGCATCTGGTGTATCAGCAGTTACTTCACGCCAAGAAGAAAAAGGTGAAGGGTCAAGACTGTTATAGCCCTCTGGCATATCAATTGATTCATTTTCTGGAAGATAAGGAGTGTGGTCTCCTGTTTCCATGAACTGCCTCATCTCCGCCTCTGATAGACCCTCAAGAACTGGAGGAAGTGAAGATTCATTCATCTCTGCTTCACTAAACTTTGGTGTTTTAGTTGCTGGAACCTCATCTGGATTCATAGAAACAGTGCGCTCAAATGACTCTGCAACATCTGGCTTTGATTGATCAAGTCGTGCGATGCCTTTACGGTTATCCTTAAGAGCGTTTTCGTTACTGTTGTTTCCTAAACCTTTATCATAAATACGTGCGAGTTCTAAAGGAGCATCTTCTCCTGCTTCATCAAGTGCGTTATAAATTGCTTGTACAGGGACGTACTCATCTCCACCGTTAAAGCGAAGAACACCATAACCAATAGCGTTCTCTCCCTTATTTTGAGGAATAACACCTTGCTCTAAAGCTTGAATTAAATCTCTAGGGTCAAACTTCTGACCGAGTTCTACAGGGTCATCTGTAAAATCTGGGCTTTCTTCCTCATTACGACCTTCAGGCTCGTATGACTCATCAATTTTAATTTTAACTGCGCCTTCAGGGTATTTAAACTCGAAAGGTTTTGGAGGCTTAGGTCCTTCTCCGTTACCACCAATTTCTACAGGAGCCTTTTTTGGAACAATGTTGTTTATGTTATCTGAAGGAAGGACAGCTTTCTTTCCTTCTTTCTTTTCTGCAATACTGTCTAAAGCATCTTCCCAATCTCCGCTACTAGTCCCTACTGTTTTTCCAGCAGGATCTTTAATCTCATATTGGAAGAAGCCATTTTTATCTCTGCCTTTTTCAATGCTCCAACCATCTTCAGCACTCCAAGTATTGGTGCCAGTCTTGCTCCATCCCTTAGGTGCGTCTACAAAAACCAAATCTTCTTCATTAATGATGTTTCCCGTTGTTGCTGTCTTTGCAGTGTCTTTACTGTATCCATCTGGAGTAGGATTAATAACAGCCTTAATAAACATACCCTTTGATGCGGGAATGTTTACAATTCTTCCATCAGGAAGTTCCATCTGAATGTCATCGCCGTTAGGTCCATCAATGATTGGGCGACCTACAAGGTTATAAACTCTGCCATTGCTTCTACGAACGAGAGCGCTGAGTCCGCCGCCCATAAATGCGAATCTACCGTAGCGGTCACGACGCTGTAAACGAGCACGAAGTGAGCGCTCCGCACTTGAGTTTCCACCTGAGAATGGATTACTAGCAGCAACAATAACCTCTGCAGGAACTACGCCCTGAGGAAGGCTAGAAAGAATAGAGTTGTAGTAGACATGTTCTACAGATGCATATTTAGATGTAAGAGCAGAAGCAATAATTGTTTTTGCGTACCCATCAACAATGCGAGGGTCATCTGCAACCCAGCGTGCGCGAGCTTCCAGAAGAGCAGAAGCAGTCATTGCGTGGTTGCGGGTAGAACGTGGGTGTGAAACTGGTAGAAGGTCTGTGTTAGAAAGAGTAAGAGAGTTAGATTTATCGCTTTGAGCAAGAGTGATGTATTGAGAAAGCTCTTTAATAGCCATGTGCTCGCGAAGTGAGAATGGAAGATTGCGTGTTGATTGTAATGAGCGAAGTACAACTGTGAAGGCAGCCTTCTTTGTAATCTTACGACTCGTAGATGCGTTTAAGTTTGCTTCGTCGACAATTCCAAAAGCGGTGTCGCGAATACGTGATGCCTGCTGAGATGCCAATGCACGGCGACCCTCTTCAGAAATTACTTGGCTTAAGCGGCGAATACGGCTCATTAGTTGTCATCCTCTTCTTCTTCTGAACTTGGTAGTAAATCTGAGTCAAGACTGAGTTCTCCATGTAATGCTAATAGAGATGCTCTTCTAAACGGGTCTCCACCCGCACGAACTGCACGAAGCCAAGACGCTCTAATTGCATCTTCTGCTTCATACCCTGCTCCAGAAAACTCTGCCATAGCAAGTATGGCATCTTCTGGAGAATCGTAATCTTCTCTACTGCCTAGAGAGACAGATAATTCTTGTTCAAAACGATACTCCTGCAGAGTTTCTTCTCTTAGTCGATTTTCGTTTCCAAGTTTTTCGCCTTCGAGAACTCCGACATCAACGACCCCATCTGGAATAACCGCAAAACGACATTTACCTTCGTCTTCGACTTCTTGTTCGATGATTCTGCACGAGCCATTGCCCATGTATAAAACGCAAGAAGAGCACTTGACTCCGATTCCCTTGTACTTATTCTCTTCGGCTGAGACATATCCTGCCCAAATTCCTGTGGCATCTTCATTAAACTTTCCATACTTCTCGGCGATTTCGACGAGAGCATTAGCTAGGTCTGACTCTTCTGGAACTAAACCAGCAGAGGCGGTGATTGAGTTATCTCTTTTTGTTGAACGAGGGTGTTTAGCTGGTAGTAAATCATTATCTGTTGTGTAGGCAGAGTTTGTTGGCTTACCTGATTTAAGAAGTTTAAGGAAAGCGTTAACACGACCCATAGCCCACTGATTGCGGTTCATACCAGGACGGTGAGATGTAGAAAATGCTCCTGCGCCACGGCGATATACAGCCTTAAGCATTCCTAAAGAGGCTTTTCTACCTGCTGGTGCTTTTTCATTGTGCTCTTTGACTTTGGCAGAAAGTGTATTCTCTGTTGCCTTACTAAATACAACTTTTCTAGTTCCAGATGCTGAACCTTTTTTATTTTTGCTAGAGCCTTTTATTTTATCTTTTTTAGGAGCAGGAGTTTGGGCAATAGTTCTATCTTTACTTGCAAACTCTGTAGAATCTGAAGCATCAACAGGTACACAGTTAGGAACCATCTTTCCGTCTTTGCCTTTCTTCATACCTACTTGCTTGTATCCATCCCAGCAGGGACCTTGCGCTGCTGTCATTGGTTCTACATCACTAATAAGGTCTATCGCTGCTGCAGTTACTGGGCCACCAGCAACCCAGGCGCGGCAGGTGCGTGCTGATGCGCATTTAAAATCAAAGATTTCGCAGTAGCCGAGTTCGCCAGCCTCGTTAATTGAATCAAACTCGTCTGTGTTATCTGTTAAACCTTTTTCAATACAAGAAAGCATCTCTGGAGTCTGAATAAAGACAGCGCAATTACCGCAACGTTGTTTCTTTGCAGTTTCTGCATCTACATTCCATTCTTGACCAAGTGCATTCCAATATTCTTCGTTTGGTTCCGCAGGATTAAGCGGGCCATACATCGCAGTATCAATTGCCTTCTTACGGTTAGTAAGATTAATTGCAATGTCCTGTGTAGCAGGAGGGCAGCCGTTAATATCAGCCATTATTGCTCTGTTCCTGGAGCAGGCTCTGCTGGTGCCTCAGGGGTTGCTGTAGCTCCCTTGAGAATATCTTCAAGCCCTGGTGGAAGCGGAGCAACAGATGCTGCTTGCTGAGCATTGCGAACTGCTTCCATCATCTCTGGGGCAACAGTTGCAAGCATTGATTCTGTAAGTTCTGGGGTGATTGCACCCTTCTCGAACAACATACGAATTGCGATTTCGTTTGATGTAGGAGCATCTGCGTTTGAGAAACCATGAGCGCGACGCCATGTCTCGTATGAAACGGCGCCACGATCAAAGCCAGCATCAGCATCAGTTGCGCGGTCATTGCGAGTAGCAACTGCTGATGGGTCATACCAAACAACAATGCGGTCAACATCTGCAGGTGAATAGCCTTGAGCAATTAAGTATGGACGCAAGTAAACAATTGTTAGAGCATCAACAATAAGAAGCATCAAAGGCTCAATGTGCGCTTTGTAAAGTCCTTCGTCAATCTGTAAAGCGTTTGAATACTTAACGTTAGCAAGACCTGTAACAACATCCTTAGGAACATCTAGTCCCTGAAGGATGCGTTCTAGAACACGGTCTGCGCGTTGTGCAAGTGCTGGGTCAAATGAACGTTCGAACTTAAACTGCTTAATCTTGTCGCCAAGTTCAGCAGGTCCGCGAATAATAAGTGGAACAACAGCGGATGCAGACTCTTCATCACGAATCGGAGTTGTCATCGCATCAATGAGTTGATCTTCAAACTCATCTTCTGCTTCTTCTGCTGTGAAACCAGGATCTGTTTGACCATCTCCATCTTCATACGGATAATCTGGGTCGCCTTGTGCAGCAACTGATAAACCATCTGGAAGATAAAGTGCGCCAGCATTTAAGCGAGAGCGAGCAGTCGCACGGAATGTTCTGTTAAGAAGAAGTAGCTCTGCGCAAAGGTCTAAAAGACCGCGTATTGAAGAATCTGATTCATCAGAAAAGCGTGGATGTGAGCGCCAGATGCGACCAACAAATGCGCTGTTACCTAAATGAGTTGCTGGTCCTGTATTTCCGCCACCAGTTGTCTGCTCACGGCGACTTACTACGTTGTATCCGCCACGAGCATCTATAACTACTTCATCTACAGAACGAATATCCCAAGACTCTGGAATACCTGAGCCCTTACGCTCTGGCATCTGCACTAGATAACATTCGCCAGCCACTGAGAGGTTGAGTGCAGCATCTCGGAGGAGTCCAGCTTGTCCACCGTATGCAGAATCAAGACGAGCAAGTGCTCGCTCTGCTGCAGCAGATAGTTGTTTATCTAAAGTTGTTGAAGAACGTACTGATGTTGGAGCCTGAGAAGGATCATCAATTACTGCTGGAAAAATTCTGATTCGTGATACAACTGATGCAACAAGATTGAATGCGTACTTGATTTCACCAATTGCGTCGTAGTATTCCCATGCTTCTGCTTGCCACGCGCTTGAAGCAGCAGAGCGGCGATTTCTAAATTGCTCTGATTCACCTTTGTCATTTAATTTTACCTGTACCGCCGCTGCTGTAAGAGAGCGAGGTTGGTTATATGGAACTGCTTGAGCTTGATTTGACTGAGATAAAAATACAGATGCGGCTCCACTAATTATCGGAGCAGCCTGAGGAATTCTAGATTGTGTGCGAGAACGAGTTGTCTGCTTCGACTGATTTTTTTTCTTAGGAGCAGATTTCTTTTTTGGCACGGAGACGGGGGTAGAGTCATTGTTTGGTTCGCTGCGCTTAAATACGCTCACTGATCTAACTCCTCGTCGTTGTTACGGAACATGAGGGGCTACCGCTCTTCATGTGCAGTTAACAGGCCAGCGATTGCAGATAGAGCAAAAATTATCTCGACTACATACGTGGCTTCTGGATTAATGATACTAGATATCTGAAGAATTGATGCGACCCAAATGCTTATACACCAAGGGCAAGTCAGAAGATACCCTAGTAAAGACTTCTCTGGAGGGAACTTCTTCCAGAAGAAATTACGAGGTCTTGCTAGTAATTCATCACGAATAATTAGCCTAGTGATTCTGTATGTAGCCAATCCCATAATTAAAAACTCTAGCGTTGTCATCATTCTCCGTCCGTTTGTGACATTAAAATGCTTCCATATAGGCTCCAACTGCGTAGGCGTGAGCCACATCCGCAATTTTCGTCTTTTCGGAAAGCAATCATCTTTCCAGACTCGGTAATCACCCTATGAACCTTCTCTTCCTTAGAGTAGAAGGTTATATTTTCACTAAAGATAAGTTTTGGGCCAGAAGGGTCGTCAACAACAACCATAATTTTTTCCTCGGTAGCAATAATCCTACATCTGTCTAACTTTCTAGCCCCCTTAGGCGCACCACCTCGTGGAAGTAGTTCATTTATATCCTCTAGAGAGCCTGAGTCAGCAATCGTGAGCACTGCTGGAAAAACATCTGCTCTGATTCTCACTTATTCTCCGCATGTATCGGTGAAACATAGAATTCTTGCCAACCCAGATAGGATTTGGCTAAAGATATCGGAATGAGAATAGGATTTTCTCTATTAGATATCTCTGGAGTCAACAAAAAGTCTATTTCTATAGAAGTTGTTGCTACTGGACAGCTTTTCCAAGATTGAATTGCTTTCAAAGAGGCTAAAGACATCGCAATAGGATGAATTGATGACTCAGAGATAAGAGTCTCAAGGGTGCGGGCGTTAGGGCGTCCCTTTTGCTTCTTTGGATTAGCCCAGACTGCTACAACAAGGTCTTCACTGCTCGCGGACTTAGCCATTAGCAATCCTCCTTGCCATAGCACGATAAGTAACTCCTGCGGCCTGAGCAATAGAGGCTGCGGGGACTCCTCGGTGATAAAGGTCTAGGGCAATCTCTGTAAGTTCTCTATTTGCCTGCGCTAGGGGACTAGAGGAAGGAGTTTTAGACCTGTAACGTTTCGACAACTCTGCCAACTGGCCAATATGAGCGACCATATCAAGAGGAACCTCTGGAGAGATGCTACGCATACGAGGAGAAGAGGCAAGCGGAGCGGAAGAAGTTAAAGATTTAGCTGGAGGAGAGGGAATTGTTCGTGTTTGCTCCTGATTAGCGGCGTTTTTAACCCAGAAATGAACTGTGGACTTTGGGCGGACAGGTTTGAGGGATTTAGCAATAACTCCCAGAGACCAGCCTGCTTCCCAGAGGGCGCGGAGGCGTCCTGGAATAAGTTCTGGAGGCATGGCAGAAATAAAACGAACTTCGTCGTCTGGCAATTTCTGGCTATGTTTCACTGGCTTATCGTACAGTCTTTTTCAAAGGCGTACAGTGGATATTGAAGCAGCGGAAGCATTGGACGAAGCGTTAAAACATATGAACAGTACCGTTTTTTGCTTTTGGCCTGCGAGACGGCTTTGCATAGTTTTAGAGCGTTTCTTAATCGTTTCCGGAGATTTTACTTTTTGCTGACTTCTACCTTTTCGATAGCCAACTAAGATTTAAATACTTTAAATTTTTCTAAAAAAGATAAAAATTGAATTTTAAAAAATATATAAAAAATACTCATTAGTAACTTATGAGAAATAATATCTACTAGTGAGTAGCCTACTGGTGGGTGGGGGTAGGCAAGTAAATGACTACTAATAGATAATTTATTAGTGGGTAATTTAGTAGGGGGCAAGTTATTAAATAGTGACATAAAAAATAAGTAAGTTACTGGGGAGTAACCTAAAAACTAATATAAGAACTAACCTAAAAGATGAGTAAGTTACTAGTGAGTAGGTTACTAATGAGTAACATAGGTCTTGGCTGATAGGTAGTAGGTCTATGAACTACAGACAACTTCTACTAGATGACTGGTCGTAACTGGTCGTGATTGGTCAGATATCTAGTAATCGCCTAGCAATCTGTGTGACAGACATCACAAAGAAAACGCTTGATAATACTTGACACTAGCCTACAGTTTGATAAACTTATCTCATAAGCACAAGGGGTGCTTACAGAACAGGGGAAATAAAATGTCATCAGATACAGCAGTATTTATCGCTTACTTCACAGGTGTCCTACTAATCGCTTCACCTTTCGTAATTGACACAATCAAGCAAGACCGCAAGATGAACAAGCGAAACCGCAAGGTGAGTAAGGTCGAGAACTTCGCAGTAGAAGACTTCTGGGCAACTAACTAAAACTCACAGACAAGCCCCCGCAGAAATGCGGGGGTTTTCTTATGTAAGATAGTTTGACAAATGAAAACACTAGTACTAAACTTACGGCATAACAACAAAGAAAGAGGGGCAGACAAATGTTAGCAATTAAGTTAAATACAGATGGAGTCGCGGTGGAGGTAGACCTAGCAGAGCAGGGTTCACAACTAAAGCAACTTCAAGAAGCAGTAGGTGGATGGATAGAAGCCGTAGACCTAAACCCAACGCTTACCATGTGGTGTAACGAAGAAGGCAAACTAATCGGCTTACCATTCAACTCACTAGCAACAGACTTATGGGAAGAGTTTTTCGGAAAGACAGACTCAATTAAAGGAAATGTAATCTTCACGGGTGGAGTAGATGAAGAAGGTTCAACCCTTGGACTTGACGAAGCCACCGCAAACAAACTACGAAAACTATTCGGACTATAAAAGACAAAGGACAGATAACAAATGACAACAACGACAATCGAAGAAACACAGTTAGCAAAAAGTAAAAACTACTACAAACGCGCAGGCATGAACAAGGTTGCTAATGTTCAACTACCTGAAGAGGTTACAAACAACTTCACCGCATTGGCTAAAAGCAACTTAAAAAACTTGCGAAATGATTACATCATTGCGCTAGTACACGCAGGGTGGACACATGTCAGCATTGCTAAATCGGCAGGGCTATCAAATGAGATGGTAAGAATTATTATAGGCAAGCACACCGCAGAGCCTGTACCTCCAACTCTAGTAATTCCAGAGGTTCCAAAGCATGAGCCTAAGTCTTCATTGACTATTCATGCCTTGCCTCCCGCTGAACTACTAGCAAGGCTCAAAGAACTCAAGCCAATAGCAGAGAAGGTTCGCTCAAACTCACCGCGCTACCGCGCTGAAGCCGAAGAGTATTCCTACTTGCTCAACGAAGCGCACACAGTACATGGGGTTTCTATGTACAGACTCGGTAAGTTACTTGGAGTTACCACTTCGGGACTTGTCTTCAGACTTGTTCGGTATGGGTATAAGACTTCAAATGGTGGCTCTAGTGTCTATACGCAAATCAAAGCCTCTAACCGCAGGGCAACTTCCTAAACTAATTAAAGAAAACCCCCTAGTGAAAACTAGGGGGTTTCTTTTTTGACAATCCGTATTAGTCGTCAGCCTTCTTCTTATCAACTAAGCGAAACGCATCGTTAATCTCGGAGGTAGTAAGTTTCCCGTCCGCTAGATAGGCGCGGGACAAAGCCTCTACAACAGTAGCGACACCCAAACCTCCAGCGAGCGCAATAGACTTCCACACTTCGATACCAAAGAGAGAACCCGCACCAACTACAGACAATCCAGACGCAGCGAACACCGCGACTACACGACCAATAAGCATCTTTGCCTTCTCTAGGAAAGCATTCTCACGCTCATCTTCCGTTATTGTTTTCTTTGCCATTGTGTCGTCCTTCCATGTTCCACACGAAAGCGCTTAGCAAAAAGTAAAAAGCGCCCAGCCCCTCAATTTTAGACGAGGGACTGGACGCTGATTATGAATTACTTACAGTCAATGACCTTAACTTGTGTACCCGCAAACAACGCTTCAATGACTGAAGCGTCCTTGAGATTAACTTCTTCCACACTTATGTTAGCAAACTCAGCGAGGGCTTTCATTGTTCCTTCGCATAGCCATCCGTACTTGTCTGAACTGGCATCGACAAATCCCATCTCAACTAAGCGTTCTTGTACCAAACCAACTGATACAGAATTGTGAGAATTAGACTTGAAAACCAAGGCTGATGTATGAACAACTTTTTCATCTAAGCCATGAGCTGGAGCTGCCGCTGCAACAGGCTCTTCATTTTTACTTTTTGCTACTGGCTCTTTGGCAGCTGGCGGCGTTGGTTCAACAACAACTTCTGGTGTTGGTTCAACAACAACAACTACTTCTTCAACCTTAGGTTCCTCAACGGGAACCACAGGTTCTTCATGGCGTGGCTCAGCAACCCACTCGGCGGGTGTCGGAACTACTTGACCTTGAATTGGGTTTACTTCTTCAGTCATGAGAGGTTTACTCCTTCTGGAAATTTCTTGTACCAGTCTAAGAAACGGGCTTGATCTCTACCATTATACCCGCTTCCAACTTTCCAAGAACTCCAGTTCTCACCTTCGTTCGTCATGTGAAGCGCAATCTCAGCATTAACAACAGGGTCGAATAATTCTCTATTTGTTTTTAAGTCATACTTTTCTCGGCGGTCTACGCCTAATCCACCAATCATGTTGATTTGGAAGATACCGTATGAACTATCGCCAGTACGGGTGTTGCCATTAAAGGCTAGTGGTCGTCCGTTGGACTCTTTCTTTACAACTGCCCAAGCAACTCGGAGAGCCTTGCCCTCGAAGCCAACTGCGTAAAGCATCTGGGCTAGTTCTTCATCTGTAAATGGTGTTCGTTGTTCTGCAAACCTCTTGAGTTGAAGTTCTTTAATCTTTTGTTCATGTACAGCAATCTCTTCAGCCAGTTGAGCCTTCGTTACTTTATTTGTTACTACATCTGCGCTCGAAGTTTGAACATAACTCGAGAAACAAGAAACCAACACAACCGCAATGGCTACGCTGATTATTTGTTCGACAGTTTTATTAGGAACTGTATTCATTGGTATTCCTTTGTTTGGGGACATGGACTCTGCGTTCAACTAACCGCAGTTGGTTGCTGTACTAGCCAACTCAGCCACCCTCATTGGGGAGGAGGTATTACTTACCTTTCAAGTCGTCTTTCGTCATTCATAGGTAATACTTTAGCACAGAGAGGTCAGGAAAGTAGCCTTTTTGTCAGCACTTCCCGCAACTTGCGCCGTGATAGTAATCTTTTTCAGGCAAGGACATTGAAATCCCGCACTTCCAGCAATTTATGTAAATGATTTGAACTTTTGTCGGATTTGTACCTTTTGTCATTTTTACACCTTTCCAAGATACATAATGCCATTGATGACTTCCACATTTCTGTAGTTACAGTAGTAAGTAATGACTGACTTAATTTGGTCAAGTGTAAGCATTGTTTGAGCATTTTTTGAATATGAATTTGGGCGTAACCAGTTTTCTGTAACTAGGTCAAATGAGAAACCTTTAGCATTTTCTGTAATCGCAACGCGCTTGTAAGTGGTCATTTTTTACCTTTCGATATTTAGGGGCTGTTCCCCTGATAAGGCAAATACTAACAGTATTAAAAAATTAAAGCAAGTGACACACCAAAAGAAAGACTCACCAACGGGGAAGGTTGTTAGTGAGTCTTTCGGTGCTAAGGAACGGCTTAGCGTTCTCGGCTTGCGAGCATTGACGAAGCAACCGCACACAGACCGAAACTTATAGACAACGAGTCGTTACCAGCGATAGAGGCTAGAATTGACGCTAGACCTGCTACAACGGCTACCACGGCTGTCCAAACTATACTAAGGTTGTTCATTTAACCCTTCTTTCTCTTAGGGCTTGTACGCCCTTTCAGGCGGGCAGAGGGGTCACGAAGTGTGACGCCAGCGTTCTTAATAGCCCTTCTTGCTGTTCGGTAGCAAACATCTAACTCCAAAGCAACATTGTCTATGGACAATCCTGAGTCATAGAGTTTAGAAGCGTCTGCCTCTATGTTTTTACTTTTTCTCAAATGGACTCTTCTTGCTCTTCTTAATAACTCGGTAAATCAAATACCCAGCCAAGCCAGCGATAAGCGCAGGCGTATAGACAGAAACATTAAAGAAGTTTGAGGAAACCTCAATCCACTCGAACTGACATGAAAACCCGCAGTTGTCGGGTAGTACTACCTGAGTTGTGTCATCCATTACTTACCTGCTTTCGTTTTTAGTTGGTTGCGTAGAAATCTGTTCTGTCTTTCTAGATCGCCAATTCTGCGAATAGAAATAATCATCACCGTACATGAGCCTGCAAGTGCGATCATTATTGCGACTAAAGTTCCCGTGTCTAGTGTCATTTTTACTTTTTGCTACCTTCCTGTTTTTCTAGTTCGATAAACATTTTGTTTGTCCTCATTGGAGGCATTGGTATTGCTTCCATAAACGCTCTTGCTTCGGCAGTTGTCTTTAGTTCAGACCACTTCCAAAACTGTTCGTCACTCATGAAGGCAAACTTAAGTAAAAACTCCGCACGAAGTGGGCTAGTTCTTTCTCTCTCTTTGAGGAAAGCCTTTCCTTTTTTAGTTACCTTCATTGGCTGACTCCAACCTCTTTTGTGAGGCAACCGCATTAGCGCACGAGTAGCAAATCTTTTCTGTTTCTACTCCGAGGCAGAAAGCATCTACGCCTGAATACACTATGCCTTCAGTAGTTCCGCAAGTTAAACATTTCATTTTTATTCCCCTTTCGATTATGGGTAGATTAAATCTATACAGTATTGGTTCATCTGCTCCACAGGTACTTTACACATTTCAGGTGTTGTAGCGTCTAACGCCCAACCGAACATAGCGAAAAATATAACGGCAACTGCGATACGGCGTCTGATGAACTTCGCTTCTGTTTTCATTTTTCTACCCCTTTTCTTATTAACAACTTTTGTTAATACCTTAATAATACAGACCTTCCTGACATAAGTCAAACCTTCCTGACCTTCGGCGTGTCGCTTACAGGCTTCTCAGGTAATCTACGAAAGTCTTATTAAATAGTGCGTACTTACTTCGCTTCTCACGAATAAGGGCGATAGCGTCATCTGCCGTATAGCCGTCTTTCATTAACACCAAAGCGGCACATAGGCTCGAACGATTAAGCCCTGCTTGGCAACGGAATAAAACCTTCTTACCCTTTTTCCAATCCGCATACGCCATTGAGGCTATGTCATCTAACTCCGCAGGATTAAACCCTGCTTCACCTTGAACATGGCTATCCCAAAAACCATAACGAATTTCTTTGACAAACCAATCCACAGGATTAGCCCACGCATACGCCGTAAAGACCGTATCGAAATGCTCTCGCCTAATCATTGGCTTCTCTAATTGGTCGTAGATGTCATTGTCATCTGTTCCACCAATCCACAATCCTTCTAAGACTTCAGACCACAACTCTTGTGGATACTCAATCTCGTAGCGCGGTGCTTCCACGCTCTCATCTATTACTGCGAGGTTGTCTAGGTTTTCCATGACTAACCCCCCTTTCTATTTAGTTAGCGCGAGTCTATCATTAAAGGTCAGGAAAGTCAAACCAAGCCCTGAAGGCTTCCCAGCACTCCAAGTGCCATAGGTCGCCTGTCCTCTTGTCATAATGCCACGAAGTGTCAATAGTCTTTTTCTGACTCAGCATTACCTGACTACACCCAGCGCACTCTACCTCGCTCTTATCTCTGCTCATCTCTCTCCCTTTCTCTAGGTTCTACTTACTATTTTAGTAAGCAAACCGCATTTTGGACGAGAGGTACTACCGTTTATTGTAATGAAGTTGTTTGTAGTTCTCTCAGACGCATCTCAAAAATGCAGAGATATTTAGCAAAAAGTAAAAACATACCGCACGCAGCTAGATCTGAACGAAGTTGTTTGTAGTGAGCAAAGAAAAACCCCCCGCGTATGCGAGGGGCTTAACTTTTAATACTTAGATGCGCTTACCGCACACCGGCCCAATCCCTGCTGCCACACTCTTTGCGTCCGTAAGCAACGCTCCGCAGACAACGCAGACGCCATACTGAACGCCATATGCCTTAGCCTGCTCAATCGTAATCTTATCCTCGATGGAAAGATTCTTGATGGCAGTATTGTCGTACTCGAACCCACCCTTTTCACGCAAGACCTTTGCGTATGAGCGTCCAGCACCAGACACTTGAACCTTGTAGACAATCCCATCCTTGAAGTAGATACCTTCAGGAAGTACGCGTACGCCAACCTTTGGCATTGCGAGTAGGCGAGCAATTTCCTCGCTTGCTTGGTTCATTGACCAAGTAGAAAAATCAGTAGCGAGCGCGACTCCGCGTTCGTTGGCAAGGCGTCCCGCGAACGCGAGTTGCTTTGGTGAAATTAACATTTTTTCCCCTTTCGTTTTGTTAACCTAAGTCTACTACTTTTTTATAGAAAGTCAAGTATTAGTAGGTAGTAAGCGGAAGTGGCGAAGTTGTTTGCAGTTGCGCAGCTGACAACCGCAGCTGTTGAATTTTTACTTTTTGCTAAATGCATCGCGGCAAAGAAAAACCCCCACACTTGGTGGGGGCTTTTAATTACTATTTAATCTTCGAGATATTCCGTGTAAAGTTCATCTTTACTTACCGCGATATGGTAGCAAACACGGATACCTCTTATCGAGCAACTTGAGCAGATCATTTTATTCCCCCTTCGTTATTGTTATGGAGTAAGCATAACATAGTCAATCAATATACGCAACCTTACTCGCTTGGCGTGTCGCTTGGCGTGAAGGTGAAGTGCGCTCCCGTAGGTTCATCATGAGATGATCGAGTCGCAGTTAGTTCGCCATTTTCTAAAGTAAAGATAATACGGAAGTCACCGCGAAGTGCGAGGGCATGAGCAATATCATCTATGTCCGTATGGGCATAACCACTCTGGCGTTGCCATCCCATTCCCGTTCCATCTATACGGACTTCAGAAAATTCTTTACCTTGAGCATCTACCCAAGCGTTGATTAGATACTTAAGATTATCTTTAGCATCATCATAGCAACCGAAGCACTCACCATAGTCTGGACCATCTTCATCTGCGCACACGCAATCGCTTTCTAATACCACCACTTGCTTCTGGCACTTTAAGCATATTGCTTCGTAGACTTCATATGAAGAGTATTCGGTATCTTTTAAGCAATTCTTACACTTTACAATCTCGTGTGTATCTTTCATTGTGTTCCCCTTTTCTTATTAAGTAGCGTAAGTATAAAAATAATTTTTTAGAAAGTCAATACTTGATATTAAATGTCGTCCTGGCATATCTCACACAATTCCCAATCGCCATAAGCCATTAGTGTGCTCGCATCAACTTCATCCTCACACCGCGTACATTGAGCCAATTCTACTTCTAGTTCCATTTACTTTCCCCTTTCGTTTTGTTGATCTAAGTTTAGCACTTTTTTGTAGAAAGTCAAGCACCGCAACAATAGAAAACCCCCTCGGGGGAGGGGGCATCTATTTTTACTTTTTCCTAAGGGGTTAGGTTATGGAATCTGAAGATACTTTCCTGTTAGCCACTCGTTACTCGCAGTTGTTGCTAAAGAGTTGAGAGTTGCTTGCGTTTCCGCAACGCTTGACTTCCTATTCAGCGTCCATAGTCCAGCGAGTGAGGCAGTTGAGTTGGAAGTTCCGACTGTAAACTTCTGAGTTCCATTACTCTGAAGTACATACCATCTAGCGTTCAAGTAAAAACTTGTCTGAGCATTACCATTACTGTATCGAGCAATATATGGCTTTGCCTTAGGGTCGTAAGCAATTCCGCTAGTTCCCTTATCAGGGTTGTCTGTTGCCCCTACCGAGATTACATCAGGTAGGCAGGCAATCGAGTCCATCTCTTTTCGATTACTAGCATTACCTGTCGCACCAATTACGGCAACATTGTTAGCCTTTAGTGTTGCTACCGCATTGGCAGTTCCATCAGGGACTCTACATCCAGCAAAAACTTTACCCTGCGATACGGATACCGCAGTAATATTGTATTTAGCGTGGTTAGCAACAACCCAGTCGAGTGCTAACTTCACCGCATTGTTTGAGTAAATAAATGGGTTACCTTTATCAGTAATTCCAATAATACGAATTGGAATAATATTTACTGAAGGGTTCACTTTGTTGATAATAGATATCATTCCAGTCGCATGATTAAGCGCAGCATTAGTTGTCACTCCTGTATGAGCCGCACCCTTACCTTCCATGAAAGGCTTTCCATTAGCGCAGTTGGAGTATTCAAGAATACATACCTCTGTAACAATATTATTAAATAACGCAGTATTGACTCCTGAGTCAATCACCGCAATAGTTTGAGTTGGTTGAGCATGCGCAGGTGTTAGCGATGACGCTACAAGTGCGACTATTAGTATTAGTCTTTTCATATATCTTTTCTCCCTTTGTCTTTGTGTCCTTGTGTTAGTTACTCTAGTACATCAATTTCGTAATGTCAAAAAAGATTCAGTAAGGGAGTCGTATTGTTTCCGACCCCCTAGGTTTCAGGTCGTTCAGGTGACCAGCGACTTCCCCCTTACTGAATAGCATAAGTATATATTAACGAAGGTGACATGTCAAGTCCTTGTAGCAGACATCACGAAGTTGTTTGTAGTTGGCTTCCAGTGAACGCCGGCTGCAGAGCTAAACAGCAAAAAGTAAAAATTTAACCGAAGTGCTGTACTTGTATGTAGATGGGCGGTGCAGTGTTTGGGTCTAACTTCGAGGCAATAGTTATTGCTTGACGCACAAGTGCCTTCGCAGTTCCAATAGTTCTCTTGCGTGTTTCGAATGTGGCAAGCAACGCGCTGATGGCGTAGTCGCCACCCGAACCTATTGAGTAGATACCTGACTCATCATGTGCCCACGAAAAGTCATTTCCTATCTCGTAAATAGTCCCATTGACCACAACCATCACTTGGGACTCCATCTCCCCATCTTTGGAGTATGAGGCTTCCTCAAAACATTTCTTGAGTTCAGGAATAAAAACTGCAGTCATAAACTTATCCAACCTGACGCCATAAGTTGTTGGATTAATAACAGGTGGCTTAAAGACATAACTGAGTAAGTTGATGGCTCTCATGTCGCCGGCCGCGCCTAGTAAGTAATTTCCATTCTTAACTACTTTGCCATTGTCTTTAGCCAAAGTAAATATCTTCTCTTGGTTTTCCGTGACTCTAGAGTCGTAACCAACAACAACCCAGCCTTCACCCTGCACCGCTGCAACAGTTGTCATTTCACCCCCACCCTTAGTTTTTACTTTTTGCTATCCAGCAAAGTCATCCCAGAGATCGTTACGAAGTTTTTCGTACTTGTCCCCGTGATGTCCATTGAATTTTACAGAGATGTCTTCATCACGAACAAGATAGTCAAGTGATAATACCGCAACATAATCATAATCCTCAAACATTATTACTAGTTTCGTGTCCCCTTCTTCAGGACTATCTACGATAGCAACAACAAAAGGATTGGCTGAGCCATTTGGGTGGTAATCCTTATCAACAATCTTCATGTATAAAATCGTATCGTCATTTCATACTAGTGATTAGGGAAAAAACAAAGCCCCGCATTTTCATGCGAGGCTTGTTTGTATTTTATCAAACTTCTTATAGAAAGTCAAGCACCCTACTACACCAACTTCTCATCTAAAAGGGGTTAAAGAGAGAAGTTGGCGGAGTGGAAGGGTGAGCCCACTCTCATCTCGGCGGAGGCGAAGGGGTTGCCTATTTGCCGAGGTGATAATACTTTACCGCATTTCCTTCTCTTTTACTTTTTTCTATCAACAATTTCTACTGGCACTACAACATCTGAAGAATAGGTAGTTCCATCTGCGTTCTTCCGCACGAACCTACCCTTCGGGTTCTCAAACTGAATTGTTATCTTAGTCCTACGAATCCCGACAACTGTGCCTCGTTCTCCAATAAGGTACTTAGTTCCGCAACGCTCGTTAATGGTCACAACATCTCCAACTCTAAAATCGTCAATGGTCGTTCCACTACGAATGTCTTTCTTTCTCTGCTCTACTGCTTTACTAATCGAATCCAACTGACCATCTAAACTTCCATTTGTAATGTCATCAACTAAATTAGAAAGCATGTCAAGTGTGAGATTACTCATCTTCAACTACCTCTCCATCATCATCAACAACTCCAATGTTATTAGATACTGCCTCTACATCAAATCCGTAGTATTCATTCATAAAAACTGAGGCAACTCTAACTGCGAAATCGTTGTCACCTTCATCGTCGTTCCGCAACTTCTCGTCAAGGACAACTGTCGTCATCAAAGTAAAGTAGTCACCTACGAACATAACTGTTCGACTTAAAAGAATCTCGTCCATTATTTTTTCAACCCTTCTAGTAGGTCTATAACTGTTGATAGTCGCTCGTCAATCTCATCAGCGTTTCGGTAGAATTGTCCATCACCTTGGTATGGTACGAACCACGCTTGCTCTGCTTCATCATAGATAGTGCCATCAACAAACCGCACTTCTTCGGAATCTGTGTCATGTGACCATACCTTAGTAACATCATCAAACTTAATTATGTAATGGTGCTCAGCCATATCACTCACCCGCACTCTCTAAGTGTTCAGCAATGTCTTCAGGGCTTGCTCCCATTGTGATAAGAATCTTGCGCCATAGGCTTGCGACTCCTACCTTTGTATCCATGAGGAAGAACAATTTGTCCATAGAGGACTCTTTCTTGTTCTCCCAATTTTCAATGTCGTTACCTAACATCTCTAGTAATAGTGCTAACCCCATGTTAAGGAAAGCACCTTCTTCAACATCTATCTCTATTGCTATTGTTTCTTTGTCACTCATTTGAGCGACCCCCTTTCTTTGTAGTGTAAGTATCTCATGCGAGTTGTTTTTTGTCAAGCACCCGCATCACCGCAGTTTTTACTTTTTGCTAACCTGTGGAGCGAACTCAATGCAGCGAACAATCGCTCCTCGTTCTATCGAACCAAAGTGAACCCATGAAGTTGCGTTACCAAAAAACTCAGGGTTGTGGTCTGTTCCAACTTCCCATTTACTTTTCCCAGTAACCTTTGTGTCAATCTCATAAACAAGTAATCTGTCGTGTTCTACAAACACAGGCTCTTCACCTTTTTTACTAAAGTGAAAGTGTGACATTAACCGAAATCCCATAAAGGCTAGACAATCATCTTCGCTCTCGCTCGCATAGACTTCTCCGAAACCAGCACGAAGTCCTTCTTTCTCAATGCCCTCTTGGTTACAAACCGCAGTTGCGTGATAGAGATAGCGTGGTGGTTTTTTAGTTTTCGTCGTCATAATAATCCTCATCTTCACCTTGACCAATGAGCGACTCAAAACCCGCGTTCGGGTTTTCGTGATTAGTGCTTACTGCTTCAATAAATCTAAGACTGCAAGACGCCCCGAACCAATCTTCTAAGGTGTCTACCATTTCATCAGTTGTCATTTTTTCTTTTGTAATAAGGTCGTCATACTGATACTTGCGCATTAGTTCTACCTGCTCATCATCCATAAGGACATAAATCTTGTGGCAGGTATCCCAAGCGATAGCCTTAGCCTCGCTTACTCTTTCTCTGACCAGTTCTAAGTTTTTCATTTTTTCCCTTTTCTTTTGTTGTCGTAAGTTTAGCACTTTACCTAAGTAAAGTCAAGTGTTGGATAACCCCACCTTTCGGTGGGGCTTCCCCACATCTTAGAGAGAGGCTACTAACTCGTAACCCTTGTTCTGCTTCTCCCATTGCTTATCAAGTGCGAACCAGTAAGCCTGTTGTTCTGTTTGGAAGGTCTTGACATTTTCTTGCTTCTTAAGTTCTTCTGCCTTACCCCACATCATCACAACGCGAGTTCCTTCTTGAACAATTTCGTAAATCTTCTTCTTGCCATTTTGTCCGCGTTCTCCGTCAGACTTCTTTACCAAGATAAACTTTTTCATTTTGTTCCCCCTTTGTTTGGTTGTAAGTCTAAGTATAAAGGTTTTTTACAGATTGTCAAATCTAAATCAGCGTGTCGCCCAAATAAAAAAGCGTAGGTCAGAAAGTTGTTTGTAAGTCGGGAACTGGTCAGCTGCAAAAAAAAACCTGCATTAGCAAAAAGTAAAAATTGCATTAGTAGATAGTACGGATCAAAAAGTTGTTTGTAGGGGGAAATAAGAAACCCCGCCATTTCTGACGGGGCTCTTTTAGTTTAACTTATCGATCTAATCTAAGTATCCGCACCAACTCGCTTGCAGTTATTTCCCAGCCGGCCTCTGTCTTTACGGCAGTAGCGGGGTGGGGCTCTATGCTTGCAGGTAGTACGACTACCGCATCATAGTTTTCCTCTTGATACAACTCCCATGCTTTAACGGCAGGTTCAGCGTAATCAAGTGGTAGCGGTGGATAGAAATTTCCCCGCAAGTGATAACTCATTGAGATCGTATCCATTACTTAACCTCACAATCGTGTCCATACCCGAGATCCTCGGGTGTGAGTGCCTTCTCGCACTCTCCGCAAATAGGAACAACTTTCCCATTGGCGTATAAGCCTAAGTGTTTGATAACCGCGTCTGACATTTATTTACCCCCTATAAGTTGTTGTTGTCGTAATTGTAGCATTTTTCTATAAGTAAGTCAAATACCTATAACTTATTTCTTTCTCTTTTCTTTATCTTTTTTCCGCGTACAGATAAAGCAAGCAACGCCTTCGTTGGCAATAGATAACTTTTGACCGCACTCGCAGTAGCGGGCTGGTGCGACCTTGCGAGGCTTCACAATCGTAGTTAGGTTTGGTCGGGCTATACGCTTTGGGCCGGCTGGCATGGCGTATTTACTCTCTAAGTAATCTGTGTAATCGTACATTTTTTCCCCCTTAGTTATTTTTTATCCTTCTATTATGTAAGACGAATTAGAGGGACAAAAGTCAATCAAAAATCTAAAAAATATTTTGTGACATACATCACAAGCAAAATGTCCGTTTTGTCTTAACACTTCTTTTGCTAAGGTTTTGGTAACTATGAAAGTTGTTTGGAAGTCCAGCACCGCACTAGCGATCTTGGTGCTATTTTTACTTTTTGCTAAACCTAAAAAAAAGAACCCCCGCATTTCTGCGAGGGTTCTTTTTACTTCTATTTAGTTTTTTACTAGCACCGCAGGGTCGAACGCTTTGGCGCACTCGCTCCCCACCGGCCAAAACCCCTGTGATTGCGTTCCTCCGTCCGCGTCACTCGCGGGGTGGAGTATCGAACCAAAGATAGATAGATGAACCCACTTAGGACTCTTACCCACCTTGCGTCCGCATTGACAACATGCGTTGTCATTAAGACCATTTACATAATCTCCGAAACTTAACATTTATTTCACCCCCTTGTTTTGATAACTTAATTGTATCCTATCAAAATCAAAATAGCAAATCCTAACCTGCGTGTCGGGGAAAAGAAAAACCCCGCATTTCTGCGGGGCTTCTCTTACTTATGAAAGTTCTACTTCCGCGTCATCTTTAATCGAAAGAATAACTTTAGGGTGAAGTTCGCTCCGCATACTTACGAAAGACTCCGCAGACCAACCCGAACCGAATACTCGTGAGAGTAATTGAGCGAGTGAGTATGAAGGATTAATTGCTAGTGCTTCATCAACCTTTGCCTTAGCCTTAGTAGAGTCTAAGTTTTCATAATAGAAAGCCGAGAGAATTGTTTTAATTGCGTAAGAGTTCTCCGCAGGTGTTTGTGCTTCAATCGCTTCAGCAAAATTAATCATAAACCCTACGCCAAAATCTGCTGGCATACCGAGCATGTAGTCGCGTAAGTGGGCAATTGTATTAGTTGTAATTCCCTTAGTGACAATCAAAAGTAAGTCCGCGTCAATCTCGTTTGACTCCATAAAGTTTGTTGCGAGTTGGTTTATTGCTTGACTTGCTTGCTTAACTGTAACTTTTTCTATTGTTGTTGTAGTCATTTATTTCCCCTTTTCTAGTTAGTCGTGCGTTGGTAGTGCTAAGTATAAAACTTTAATTCTTGTTTGTCAAGTACCTTAGTCCTTTACTTGGCAACTGTTATCACTTTCCATAGTGGTATCGTGGTCGTGTAGCAACTTACAAGTGTCGCAATACCAACCCTCGTAAGTATCCCAGCAACCTTTTTCATCATCATCACATAGGTACTGGAGTCCATAAAAACTATCTTTAATCTTTGGGTGTTCATTTACTTTGTCGCTATCACACACGACACATCTATACATTTCACTCATCTTTCCCCCTTTGTTGTGTAGTGCTAAGTATAAAACTTTAATTCTTTTTTGTCAATCACCTTTAGTTAGTAATGTTGTAATTAAGGCAGACTTCCATAACCGCGTCATTAAGCGACTCAACGAGCATACTTATCTCGTTATCGTTTAACCCTGCTTCAGCGACCATAGTCTCTGTAACACTTGACGCCCATACTGTTTTTTCAGTTTCCATTTTTTCTTTTTCCCCTTTTTTACTTTTTGTTGTTGGTTTAATTTTTGGTAAAGAAACCCCCGCACCTTTCGGTGCGAGGGCTTCTCGAATTACTTACCTATCTTTAGAGCCTTGTAGGGTGCTGGCTCTGTGTAAGCCTTTAGCAAGGCTTCAGCGTTTGGGTTTTCAGCGAACAATTTTTCTTTGTTCAACTTTGTAGCATTTACTGTTGCGACCTTCGCAACTGTAATACCTGCGATAGTGCCAACTTCGGCAGTTCCGACCCACTCATCATTAACGAGTGTGTAGCCCATAAGTCCGTAGAGTTCAGCCTTGATAGCCTTCTCTGCGTCTTGTTGCGCCTTGATAGCGTCACGCATTGAGTTAAGTTTAGCGATTAACTCACTAGCATTTGTTGCGTCTAGCGCAACTGTTGTTGTTGATACTGCGATAGTTGTCTTAACAACTACTTCCTGCTCTATGTTGGTTCTAGGCATTTGCCCAATTCCCTTCACTATGTCGTTTTGTCGTTCATCAAGTATCTGACTTGATAAAGCAATTATTTCATTTTAATTTTCTATTGTCAAATCCATTTAAGCGTGTCGCCAAAAAAATCTTTTGTGATAGAGGACACAATTTTGCCCCCCTAGTTTTTACTTTTTGCTATTGCTCGACTTCCTCGACCTCAATCTCGGTGGCTCGAGCAAGATCGTGACCGTACTCGTTCTCCAACCACTCCGAGGCAAGGGCTTGCGCCCCTCTTTGAGTTTCCGAGGTGACCTCAGTACCGAAGTGGGATACGAAAGTAACTTTCCAAGTTTTACTCATCTCCGACAATCCTTTCCGCAATCTCGACAAATTCCTCGGCAGCCGTACTTTGCCAACCCCACTCACCAGACTCGTAATCATCAACAACTAATGACCATTGAGTTTTAGAAAGTTCAGGCGAGCCGTAATTTTCTATCGTTTCTTTATCCCAGTAAGCAACAATAATTTCATCATCAGGGAGATAATTTAATTGCAACTGACTTACAAGTTCTCTAACTTTCATTTTTACTTTTTGCTATTCGCTTATACAACGAAAGCAAAACTCCTTTCTAAAGTTATTTGATGTGGCAACGGAGTTGTTCCTGCGAAGTCGCAGACATACCCGTTCATCTCGTCTTTCAATAATCCGAAGTCGTCTTTGACTAGCCAACCGCATTTGATACAAGGTTTCATTTTTTATCCTTTGGTAAGTATTTACTTAATAAGTTCGGGTCTTTAGGGTCTGCGTAAATCGTAGTAAGCATTTGCTTTATGAATTCGTCATGACTACCGCTAACAACGGCAGAAAGCGGAACTTTATAGACTTCACTACAAAGAACAAGCAATCGTTCTAATGTAGGTTTTCTATCTCCTCGTTCCCAACTACCTAAGGCAACCGCATTTATCACGCCGTTCGAGTGCTTCTCTACTTCATGTAGTGTGAAACCTTTTATTTTACGAACAAGCCGTAGTCGGTATGTAATCTCTTTGTATTCCATTTGGTTTCCCCTTTGTTGTGTTTAAGCAATAATAACAATTTTTCCTTGCCGTGTCAATCTTGTCCGTTTTTACTTTTTGCTAAAAGCGAGTTTCTCTTAGAAGTGAAAATCTACTGGGACTAAAAATTGTTTCTCGGGGCGAGCCGTCAATCGTTCCTTAAAGTATGTAAGACTTGCCGTTCCTTCTTGAAGGTCGAACACACCGCTATCGGAAGTCCAATCATCTTGAAGTGTCTGCATTAGTTTTTGCATACGCCATAAATTCATGCCGTTCTCAAAGTTCGCCTTGTTGTCGTTTATTTTGTAGTCGGCTAGAACTTTGTCTAGTGAAAAGTCCGCTTCGTCCAGTTGCTCTTTGTACCGCTTCATTTCCGCGAGCCTGAAGTCCGAGAATTGTTTTAGGATGTCTTCGGCTAGTGTTGGGTTGTCCGCATAGCCAAGAACATCTTTTGTATCGTCCCAGCCTTGAAATAATCCAGACCAACGCCCGCCAACTTCGTGCCAATCAGACCAAGTTGGGTATGGGTCTTCGCCGTTAAGTTGAGAGCGTACATAATCCAACGCCTCTTCGGCATTATCCGCTTCAACTAAAAGTATGTGACATGTGTGCATTTGTTTTCCCCTTTCTTTCTGTTGCCGTTAGTTTACCAAAATTAACTAGCCGTGTCAAGTTCTTTCATCAACTCTTGTTCATCAAAATACTGTTCTTCGACATAAGTCTTTGCTGAGTCTATGGCGTCGCCTATTGTGTGGCACACAATGTCTAAGTGTTCGCCTTCGCAATACAAGTCGAACCACGAGTTGTTTATGAATATGAGTATTTCTTGCTCTACCGCCAAACTAATAGCGTCATCCGTACTAAGCCCCGCACTAATAAAATCTGAGGCAGAGGATAGTCTTGAAACAGGGTAGCCGTTAGGCTGGTCTAAAAGTTCTGCGTGGGTTACGCCGTCACAATAAACATCAACATGAAAGCCTTTGTATGTAACTGTGGCAATAAGACCTTCGCCTGTGTAAAACACCGCGTCTGTTCTATCGAGGTCTGTCTCAATAACATGCCTTTTTACTTTCGGTTCATCTGTCATTTCTTTCCCCTTGTCATTTCGTCATTTGTCGTTTTTACTTTTTGTTAAAGTGTGAGCAGAGTCCCGAAAGGGGGTTAAGGGACTCTGCCCACTTTACTCTCCGTTCGGTTCTGGTGGGAAAGCGTTGGAAGGACGCACCCGAACTGAAAGTCTTTGAGCAATCTACCGACCACCCAAACCGAATTATGCCACTCGTTGCCCAATCCTTGTCATGACACGCTCTGCTGCTCTACCAATAGTTTCGGCAGCCTGTGCTGGGTTTGTAATCTCTCGGATTACTTCCGCATAGTTGGCAGCCAATCTATCCGCGCCCTGTCCATTATCAAATGGCAACCACAGAATTGCTACGCCAGCCTCTTTACACTTCGCAACAATTTCCTCAGCCTTCCGAGTTTCTTCCGAAGTGTATTGACCATCTGAAACTATGACGAGCAATCGTGCGCCATTTCCGTGAAGTAAGTTCAACGCGCCATCAAGTGCCGAGAACGCTTTAGCAAATTTCTCTGTGCCATCAGGGGCAGAGTAAATAGAAACTTCTTTAAGTCGTTGCCCTGCTTTGAGAGTAGGGAATACATCATTTCCGAAATAGACCATAGCGCACTCACCTTGAATACGATTTACTGCCTCAGACATAACCCACGCAGTTGTTGCCATTGGTTGCATGGCTGAACCCATTGAACCTGAAATGTCCACCATAACTCCGACATGAAGTGTTGGGTCGTCTGTGTGCTTACGAACTGTGCGACGAAACGCCTCGACTTGCTGGTTCACTCCACGAGATTTCAATGCTGCGTTTTGAACAATGGCTCGTGTGCGAAGTCGTCCGGGTGGGAGAATACTGGCAACCTCGTGTTCGTCGCGCTCGCGATACTTTGCCTTCTCTAACCATTGACCAATAGTTACTGCTGCGACTAACTCGTCTGCGTTAGGGCTGCGAGTATCTACTAATCTACTACTGCTTTTTGTTGAACCTGCCCCAGTAGATTTACTAAATACATCTTTTGCGATTTCGCGATTTTCTTCTTTCTCTTTCGCGTCCTCTGCTTTGCCTTTGACTTCATCTTTCCAATCCTCAGATTGTTCTTGATCTGCTAGTTCGCCAAAGTTAGTCGCAGAGATTTCATCACTTGCTTCTTCCATAGCGTCGAGAACATCACTCATAAGTTTCTTCAAGGCTTCGCCTACTGGATTATTACCTTCTTCATCTCCACGCTCTTTAGCGAGTTCACGAACAATACGCGCCCACTCAATCGCTAGTGGATAAAGTTCAGTAGCGTCTTCGTGAAGTTCGTGCGCTTGAGCAGATAGAGCAATTGTTCGTAGTTGAGTTACTACATCTGCTGGAATTTGGTTTTCAACTAATTCCATTATTACTGCGACTTCATGCTCTTCAAGAATACCTGCGTCAATTCTTGCGTGAACTAAACCAATTAAATTTGTTAGTGATTTTGTTGGAGTTTGTTTTTCCATATCTTCTTTAACATCACCAATTACAATTTCCATAGCGCATGAGCGAAGGAAAGGACGAGCAGTAGGCATTGACTTCAATCCCTGAAACTCGATACGACTTTCCTCTAATAGGATAAGTGCTTGATATTCGTCAGACTTTAATTCTTTGTATGCCTCAGGCATAGACCAGCGAGAGTAGCGAGCATGAAATGCCTCGTGCATAATTGCGCCAGTTCCCTTTGGGAATTCGTATTGAACTTTGCGTTCGTTAAGTCGCTCGACCTCTTCGGGCTTTACGCCAAATCCGAAAGCAATATCAACATTAACTTCAACCTCGGCAGTTGTTGGAGCGAAACACGCAGGGGCTTGCCCACCTGCTCCCGGCCCTACATACGCAACAATGTCGTTACGCAAAGACCATTTGTTGGCTAGTTCGCCAATCGTGCGTCCTGCTCTTAGCCACTCTGTTGGAGTTGCCTCTGCTCTTGTTTCACCTGTTTTTAAGTGACGCATTTTTCTTACCCCTTTTCTTTTTAGTTACTAGGCTTCCGACCTAATAAAGCAATTATTTCATTTTAATTTTCTATTGTCAAATCCATTTTGGAAGTGTCGAGGGGAGCGTAGGACACCCAAGAACCACGCTCAACCCTCGACCCCTCACCTCAATCTAGGACGGGGGTGTCCTTAGATTTTGGCTGGCTTCATCTCTTCCCCAAAGGCACGGGAAAGAACATCAGCCACACTTGCTCTGTCGTTCTGTGGAGCAGCAGCGATTAGATTTGAAAGTGCGAACGCAGTTCCAAAGGTTTCTGCTATGTCACGAAACGCTAGAAGTTCGCGCATTTGTGGTGACCAAGAAATGCCTTCCTTGTTCATCTGCTTACGATAAAGATTCTGAGCAGCAGTTACAACAATTGTTGGTACTCCTAATTTGCGAGCGAGATTCCAATCTGTTGTCATTTCTGCTTGAAGTGTGAAACGAGATAGCAACGCCTCAGATAAACGAACGCCGGGTGCGTTTGGATTTGTCGCTGCTACTACGAAGAAATCAGGATGAGCCTTGATAGTTCCTCGCTCAGGATTTGTAGTGATAGTTAATTCACGACGACCATCCATAAGTCCATACACGAGTGCGAGAACCTTAGGGTCAATCAAACCAATTTCGTCAATGAAATAAACTTCGCCATTTTCCGCAGCCTTCACTAGGTCACCATCTACCCACTCAAAGTTTCCACTTGGAGTTTGAACATAAGAACCAATCATGTCTGCTGCTTCAACATCTCCATTACCTAGCAAAGTACGAACATTAGTTCCATACGCTGCTTCAATAAGGGCAGTTTTTCCGCAACCGGGTGCGCCATAAAGTAAAGGATACATAGCAGAGCCTTTACCTGTTGAATTAGAAATCGCAGTTGCGCTTCTTGCTTTGCGCAAAGTTTCTACATCTCTATGCTCTCCCCATAAACGAGAGAAGTATGGTGTGCCATTTGGTCGAAGGTATTGCTCTTCGCCTTCGAGATTTTCCACAATGCCACCTGCCATAGCCATCTTAGATTTGCGTGGGGCTCTGTCTGCGCCAAGTGCGCGTTCAACATAACGACCTTGTGGAAGAACACTTCCATTAAGGATTAGCCCTGCGTTTTCATTGACTCCTTGTGAGGCAACATCCACAATGGTATCCCATAGTGTTGGTGTTAGATTTGGTGTGAGTGCGTCGAAACGCTCTTTAAGATTTTCCATTTTTATATCCCCCCTTACGCAGCCACTAATTCAGGAAAGCCTAAGGCTTTACGAGAAATGTGAACGCGATAGATTATTTTGTTTGGTGTCTTGCCTTTAATTAAATCATCTGCGTCGTGGCGTGATACCTCAACGAGAATTGGTTTCTGCTCGATAGTCCAACCTTGACTAATAATTTGATCAAAGAAATGAATAGCATGTCGCATGCGCTTCTCTGTGAACTCATTTTTGTCTGAGTCAGATACAGTTCTTTTTTCTGAAATAATTTCATTAAGGTCTAGTCCACGAAGAGTTGAATTCTTCCATTGTTTCTTAGGTGTTTCTTTGGTAACAATTCGGCGAATTAAAGTCATTGGAACTAAATTGCCTTCTGTTGTGTATGCGTCAGGTGTAACAATTAACTGCATTGTTTGACCTGCTCGACGAAACTCAGCATAAACTGCTATGCCTTGAACTTTCTTTTCTTTGTCTAACATTGGGTGTTCTCCTTGTCATTGTGTCTTGGGTTCTTGCTGGGCTGAGTTTAACACGATAGAGTGGCTAGTGTCAAATCCATCTAGCCCACTCAATCGTGCGTGTCTTAGACTTTCTGTTTCGCTGATACGAAATCTGCGAAGGTGTCTGTATGAATTACTGTGTCAGGGCTATCTGTGAGGCGTTCAGAAACAATCCCCTCACTCCACTCGACTACCTTAATTGTCTGATAGTCAGGGTAAGCGAAAGTATTTACTGAGATACCCCAGCCTGTTAGTGATTTCCAATCATCTGAAATCAAGTGTGAAATAACTATACGAGTCGCATAGTCTGAGTCACTCCAACGAGGCTCTGCCTTTTCTAGTGCCTGTGCTAATAGGAAGTCCATGTCTGAACCTGCCCAATGTGAATAAAGATAAATAACTGGACTTTCAGCATTTGCCTTAAATCCAACTACTGCTCTGTCTCCCATTTTGTTCCCCTTTCTGTAGGTGTTGATCTGAGTCTAGCACTTTTTTACAGATTGTCAAATCCTTTTATAGAGGGTCGTTTATCTGTCTGTCCATAACTTCTAGAATACGAGGATAGTTAGTGTCAATGGCAACATCAACAATGCTAGTGTCCTCGTTAATCTCCTCTAGGTGGTCACGAATTACTTTGCTAGTAGAGAGGTCGTAGTCATAATCACTTTGATTAGTGTCAGCGACTAAATCACTACCTCGATAATAAACAGTAACAAGAAACGATTTTGATTTCATTTCCATTTGCTTCCCCTTTCTTAGGTGTTGGTTCAAGTATAAAGGTTTTTTATGGATTGTCAAATCCATTTATTTTTACTTTTTGCTAAGGATTTTTATTTGAGTTGAACCACATCACGCTTGGCGTGAAGTTCAATGATAGTTTTTTTGCCGGGGCAATCGTCATACCACTCATCTGTATCTTCTTCTCTAGAGCAGACACAGCCATCAACATCATCTTTCTTAACATAATCTGCGTGAGAGTCAGGTATGTCCCACTCTTCGACAATAGTCGAGCCAGTTTTATCCCAGTAGATTTCTCCACCCCAGCCCTGCTCTTCTTCATACCTCAAAGTTATTTCTAGTTCAGGGTGCTGAAGTGAGAGGGCTTCGATTACTGGAAGTGGTGGTGACCACGCAGTTTGGAAGTAGTAGTGAAGTTTGGTTTCTTCTTCTTGGTTGAGTTGAGTGTCTGAGTGCTTCTCGCCATCATGAACTGCGACATCCCACTTTGTTCCCCACTCGCGATTATTAAAGTTGTACCAGTTGAACTCGCCTTGCCCTTGCTTCTCGCCATCTTTGTAACCATGTACGCCTTCGTATTCGTCCATCTTGTCTTCGGGTGGTCGAACTATGTTTAAGAAAGAGATTACAGGATTACTGTAAATAACTTCTTCTCCCTCTGTGGTGTTCCTAGTGTATGGCGCATTGAGTTGCGCTTTTACTTTTTGTATAGCCTCTTTGCTTCCCTCAATGTGAAGGTCGTTAAAAACCCAGTTTGGCATTTGTTATCACTCTCCTGTCTTGAGTAGTAGGTCGTCAAGAACTGACCCAAACTTCGAGTCATTTTTTTCTGTAGCCTCTGCCATTTTCAAGGCTTCGATACAGATCTTTAACTGATGGCTTGTAACTGTAATCATTTATTTCCCCTTTTTAGTTTGTTAGCTCCAAGTATAAAACTTTATTTTGTTTCTGTCAAATCAAACTTTAATGCCCATTTGTCTAGACATTTTTTCTGTAACAACCCCACCTAAACTTAGGTAAAGTTTTTTGGCGCAGGTGTGGGCGTTCCTATCTATATCTGCTTTACAATCTTGATACATCAAAGACCAATACTCCATACGATACTTTGCCTCTCCTTTGAGAAGTTCAGCCTCGTTTTCAGTAAGTTCAACTTTTACTCTAAATCCTTTTCCACTTTTTATTTGTGGAGCATCATAGAGTTTGTTGATTAGGTCAATCCAACTAGCGTCCTCTGTTCCTTGTTCAGCACTAGCAAACCAATCTTCCGAGGCTGGTTGCCAATCCCCAAGAAAAGTTCCTGCGATTATTGTTGTAATCATGATGATTACTCCCAACCTTGTGAAACTTTATGCCAAGGCTTATAGTTAATCATTGTGTTTAAGTCAGAGTAAATATCTTTCCAGAGTTCTTTGGCTGATGGTATGTCGCACATTGAAAGTCCACTTCTGGCACCATCAAAATCCTCGAGTTGATAACCCTTCGGTACTGAGAGGCTATACTCATAATCATAGTTTTTGCTTACTTCAATCTCAATGCCGTGTTGTTCGGCTAATGCCAAGCACTTTGCTTTTGTAGTCATTATGCCACCGAAATTTCGACTGAAGGGCTTACAGATTCTTGCGCCCAAATTGTGTTGATCTCTGATGTATAGCCGAATCGCTCGTATTTCTTACAGAACTCTGTTGCGACTTCAAGACTTACAAAATTGTAACTGTTGTGTAATGACATCCAATTTAAGAACTTAACGTTATATCCAATTACTACCATTTGTTTTCCCCCTTTTGTTGTTGTTAGCGAATTATCGCATTTTATTTTGATTCTGTCAAGTCAGTACGAAACTCGGGAAGTGTGTAGTCAGGAAGACCGAACATAAATCCCCCACCATTACCTTCTTCATCTTGAGATAAAACAAGTTCGACTACTTCACCATTTTTTAGTTTTGCGGAAAATCTTGGAAATCCTCGACTCGCAAACTCAGGTTCAGTTCCTAAAAACTTTAGGATTGTTGCGCCTTCAAGTTGAGCGTAGTACCCAGCGTTCCAGCGTTCTTCGATTATTTGGTATTTTTCCATTTTTACTTTTTCCTATTCCCCTAGTTTTGTTTAATAACTGTTCAACAACCAAGTATCTCATTTTATTTCTTGATTGTCAAGTTACGAGCAACTTCAATTCTTTCAGAGTCGCTGGCTTCATCAACCGCGTCCCAATCCGCTTCCGTCCAACTCGAAGTATCAACAACGAGGATGTCTACTCCGTTTCCGTAAGACCCGTCAACGGCAAAGTATGTGTGTGACATTTTTACTTTTTCCTATTCCTGTTCATCTAGGGCACGGCGCTTCTTGTCAGAGCGCGTGCGGTTTCGCTTTGTCCTCTTGTCCGCAAAGACCTTCGGACTTTGGTTCAGCACAAAGCGTCCCTTCATGCGAAGGAGTCCGTTGAGTGCGTCTTTCTTGTTCATGGGTACATACTAGCACTAAGGCATGCCGTCAGTCAAGTTGAGTCGAGGCCACTCAACCTTGCCGTTTCGTTCAGTCCAGCTAAGATCCGTTTCACAACTACAAACAACTCAACGTTGTTCGACAGCATCCAGGTATCCAGGCCGTTTTTTACTTTTTGCTAAATGCATCCGATCACTGCATAACTACAAACAACTTCGCTTGCCCGTTCCAGGTTATAGGGCGACTTCAGTTTTCGGGCAACAAAAAAGCGTGCCCGTTATGGACACGCCGTCTTGCCGTACTTCGTCTACCAGTAACCCACAATGGAATTGGTGTACGAATCTTTTACTTACTCAGCGCTAGCCGTTTCGGCTTCACCGTCTTGTAGGCATCTGTGTATCTCGTACACGCCTGCCTTCATCTCGTCACCGCACCAGTTACAGGTCAACATTTAATCCTCTATATATTCTATAGAGATGTTGCCTAACACTTCATCGTACTTAACCATAGTGTCTATATCTTCAGCAAAGCGAGCCATTAGATAATCCACTTTATCTTCAGTGCTCATATCTTTAGGGCCGTACATTTCAAACCCTATATCGTTAGACATGGCATCATCTATATCTATGATCTGTTCAAGACTAATTTTAACTTTCATTACTCTCCCCGTTCCTCGCCGTGCTCGCCTGCTAAGTCCCTAATGTAATCTGTAATGTATTGGTCGGGAGAATCCAAGCCACCCTTTTCGTGCATGACTTTTACAATCTCGTTCCAGCCTTCATCAGTGAGGACCAGTTCCTCATCATCATCAAAAGCGAATTCATCTTTGCTGTAGAAAAGTACTACAAGTTCATCAGTTGGTTTGTAGTACTCTGTAAGTGCGTTAATCAAATCTTTTACTTGCATAGTAATAACTCCTGTCCTCTTCCAAGACCAAGGCCCACGCCGTAGTCCCCAAAACATTCTTGACACATGTAGGCCCATGGACCTCTAGATGTCATTGCATCGTACTTAGCAGTTTGTCCCGTGCAGATATCGCACTGAGGTAATGCTGTTACTTGAGTAGTTGTATTCATTTATATCCCCTTTGCTTGAGTGTGTATTCCAAGTATAACTATTTTTTTGGTAGTGTCAAATCCAGATGTGTACTTAAAGAGTCTGCGCACTTTACGCAAACCGCGTAAAGGTAACCGTCAGGATAAGTAACTTCCTTTTCATTTTTGGAGTTACTAATAACTTCTCGGCATTCGTAGCATGAGATAAAAGTCTTTACCTCTACTCCCTTGTAATTCATCTGATCCCCTTCTAGTCCTATTGGTATGTATACATACTAGTACACCATTGACGTGTTGTCAAGTTAACTAACTAATGTGGTCGATGGGAGTGGGGGCGGTAATGAGGCATCCGCATGACGAACACTCAGCGTCATCTAATAGGTATCCAGAAATTTCATAATTATCTAATTCGAACTGAACTGTAATTCTTAAGAGCATGCATCCGCAATTGGGGCAGACCGGCGATGGGACTCCTCTTGCATCAATCGAGAATTTCTTCTCCACCGTCACCAGTCCTCTTCCATCCCTGAAGTTGTTCTTCGATGCGCATCTTGTCCATCTGGTTCTTACACCGTCGACAGTGGAAGTAGGCAGGATAGCGATATCCGTCATCGTCTTCGTACTCTTCAGCATCCGCTAATGCTTGTCGCGCTTTCCTGGCTTTGACTACACGGCTGAGTACATACAACTCCACTAGCATGCCCACTACTTTAAGGCACCGTTGGCTTACTGTCAACGAAGACACACCGTTATATATCGGGCGCTTCTACCAGGCCGCTTTTACTTTTTGCAACCGTGCAGCTACCAGGCCGCTATCCAAAGTTGTTAAGTTGTCTGTAGTTCACTTTGCGACTGAAGTCGCAAAGCGGAGTCTAGCACGCCGTTAAATTTTTTGTTGCAGGTGGAGGTGGAGGAGGTGTAGGCGGAGGTTTGTCTGGCCGCCATATGAAACTACAAACAACTCGCGGTTCCTGGCGGGCCGCTTACAGCTGCAAGCCGTTTTTACTTTTTGCTAAATCAGCTGCGGTAGCTACCGTTTTAAAAGAAGTTGTTTGGAAGTGATACCTGGCGTCCCACCTCCAGTGGATCGCTGTCGGCTTCAAGAAGTTGTTTGGATGTGGGCGGGCCGCTGAGCTCTGGGCACGCCGTTAATTTTAAAAGGAGCTAGATGACGGCAGGTACGACTAGGAGAGAAAGTGGCGGTTCCGACCTAGAACTCCGTGATGACCGTCCTTCATAGATCACAAGGGAAAATCATTAACCCAGAAACCTCTATGTTGACCGTCATCTAGCAAGAATCGCAGAGTACATCCGTCAGGCCGTTGATGCAAATCAGGCGTCCATTAGGCAGGCCGTTGTGTATAGGGTTAATTCTAAGGTTGTACTAACCGTAATACATTATGAACAATAATCTACTGCAGAAAGCTGTGATGCCCGTTCAACTAGAAACAACTCAGGAACTCTGGCCGCTAGCTCAGCTGTCCGTCTTTGTTGCGCAGTTGGGACAGTTCTTTGTGTCGGCTCCATAAGTCTCGCCGCACCAGAAACAATCCTTTAGTTCTTTTTTCATTTGGCGTTTGTTTTATTCTTTTCCAATTTGAGAGTGCTCTATAAGCGCTGACAGTATTGAGGCTGCTTCATTTGCTTCCGTTGTCAGTTGTATATGTTCTTCACGGTTCTTGCTTAGTTTGATGGCATTGGTAAGTCTTTCTACTTCCGCTGTCATTAGTTGGATATTGTTGTCCGTAGTCATGCTATCTCCTCGGTAGTAGTTGAATCTTCAATTACAGGGTCGGCATCAACAACTAGGGCATCTGGCAACCTAGCCGCTGCGTGAATTGCTCCTAGGGCAAGCCGTTGTAATCTTTCGTTGACAATCTCAGCGGCTGAGCGAACTTGGACATCAACACCTATGTCCATCTCCACGCCGCCTCTCACACCAGCACGGTCAAGGATTTCTGTAGCGGCTTTGAGGCGAGCGGGTTCGCTCTGGCCGTTCTCCATAATGTCTTCCAAAACATCAACCGCGTATGGGGCGGACTGAACCAGCTTCGCTCGCGCTCGCTCGATGTCAGCTCCAGGCCGTCTAGTTGTTCGTAGATGGACGCGGCACAAGCCGTCATCTTTAACCCGTCCCGATGTCCAGAGCATGCAGCGGATACCGTCCGTCTTGACAATTCGACAACGGTGTGGTAGACTAGCAGGGGCACGCCGTGGACTCTTCGGGCCGCCGTTACGCTGTTCCTCAAGCCAAGCCTTAGTCGCGCCGATAACCCAAGGTGGCGTTACCTTCACCGCTGAATCTTCAAGCATCAGGTCGAGGCCCGTTAAATAATCTGAGTTGTTGCTAGTTGGGTCCAGGAGAAGCGGACGCTTTTCCGCCAACGACATCACTCGCCGTTCTTTCATCGCTTCTTCTGACCGTGCCACTATCAAGCCCGTTGGCGCACCCATCTGATCATAGACGGGGTCCCAATTTAAATGTGCTCTTCTGAGAGCGGCGCGGTTTTCGTAGGTATCTTCACAGACGCCGCGCTCATGCTCAATCATTCCGAGGTCGGAAAGGTCTGGCCGCAAGTCATAGGGGATGGAAATGTCAGGTAGGGAAAGACTTGGGTCTTCCTCTTCCTTGCCGCCGTATGGAACCGTTTCAGACATTTTTACTTTTTGCTACCCTTCGAATGATAAGCCCCGCCCCAGAGATATATTTTGGATATGTTTTACCTGGGACGGGGACTTACCAAAGTTGTTGTTACTTGGTCTTCTTTTTTGCCGCTGGCTTCTTTGTAGCCGTGTTGACTTTCTTTGTCACTTGTGCTACAGCAACCTCAGCGACTAGGCCGAAGGCTGGGTCTGACTTCTTTGCGTAGCGGATCACTACTGGAACAAGAGATGCCCAGAGTGCGTTGGCTACTAGAAGGTATTCGCTCTGGCCGAAATCTGCGAGGCTAACACCCGTTGCCTGCGATACGACAACCGCTGACCCAACTACTTGACCTAGAAGGTTTCGTAGGTAGGACTCAATCATTGCTTTATTCATTGGTCTCCTTGGTAGACTTGGAAGGGATGTCTACTGGTACCAAATATAGAGCTATATGATGGCGACGAATTTTTGAATACGGTCTGAATTTCGCGCACCTTTTATAAACAACAAGGTGGCCTGTAACAATGAAACCAGCGTGAAATAAGGGTTTAATCTCTAATCAGAGATACAATAAAATTTTAAAAAAAGTAATAATGAAACTGCTTTTGCAATCCTATAAAACTATGATAGTTAGAAGTCTTTTGTTTCTTCTTTAGGTCGGAAGTCTTCTTCATCTAGAGGTTTGTATTCCTTAGCATGGGCAGGTGAATCGCCACGAAGAACATCAACAGCTTGTCGAATCCCTAAGGTGTAGAGAGATCTGTCATCTTCACCCATTGTGTCTTCCCAGTCTTTAATCTTTTTAACTAACTCTTCAATAAGTTCTTCATTAATTCCGCTAGTTACTTCATCTAAGAATCTTGTCAAAGGTGGAACAGCCTCGGGTTTAATAGAGCCATCCATCATCATTCCTTCAAGGTATGAAACTATTATAGAGCGAACATCTTTATTCATTAGACTTCTCCAAAGCAATCATTACATAGTAAGTAGTCATAGCCCATTGAGTCAGGTGCTTTAAAACCTTGACTTGTTAGGCAGACTGGAAACACAGTTGTCTCCTTCTTACATCTCTCACAAGATAGTGGATCTTCCAACCATTCAAAGGTTGCCCCGATCTCAATACACTTGGCAATACCCAACATCAAGGCATGCTCCATTCTGTGTCCTGAAGTCTTCCTCATAAATGGACGGATATTGTCTGACTTTAGGACAGGATGCATTCTCTTACAGCTACAGGAAAGAGCAGAAGGACGACAGGTAATAATCCCATTCTCAGCCCGATTGTGTTTAGACATGGTATGGCCACAAACACAAACTCGATTATCTTTAGTTCTTGTAGTTTTAAGAATCTCAGAAATCTTTTGAATCTCCTCTAAAGAAATTCCAGTTTTGGCTAAGTTCTTTATAGACTCTTCGTTGAAGTCACTCATCTCCGTAGTCCTTTCTTAACTTGTTTATAATAGAATTAAAATCTTCTTCAGTCTGAATCTTGTCTTGAAGTGTCATCATGAACTCTTCTAACATCCGTTGTTTGAATCTGCGCTCTCTCCATCTCAGGAAACTAAAGGCAGAGAAGGAACCACTAAAGGCAATTAGATAAATTAAAACCGCAATAACAGGAACCATCCATATCTCAACGGTCATGGAATTCTGCCTCTACAATAATTCCTCTCTCCATAAAGTGAGCAATCACAGCGCTAGCATCTGCCAAAGCAATCTCTGTCCATCTTTCAAAATCTTCTCCAGTAGGAAGTCGATTAGGAAACCATCGTTGCATTAGTGCCGTTGCAGCTTCTTGAATCAAAGAAATAACTAAGTCACTTGGAATCTCTGGTAAAGAAATTTCCGCTCTAACAACTTCTAACTCTGGTCTATCCGTCATCTCTTCTTCCCTTTCAATCTCTGTATTCATAAACTTTACACCCTTCCCTATCTATTTTTAAATCCTTATAAGAACTACTCTATCACTATTCAGTATTCACTATTCTATCACTATTACTTAATTACTGAATTCACCACTATTTTTCCCTTACGCGTAATAGGATTTCATCCAAACTGTCTAACTAAATAGTAAGTAATTAAGTAATTAAGTAATTCAAAAATAGTTGTACGGTCACCAAAAAGTCCATCAACAATCAACAAAACCTCTCCGTAACCTTCTACATTTGACTTCCTAGACTGATGCTGTATACAGCAACTAGATTCCTAAAAAAGCCCCTAACACTACACTACTTTAACACAACTATTCAAGTAAATCCATACCCCATTTAGCCCTCTTTTTCCTATAAAATTGTCGACAAATCTCCCTCCCCCTCCTCCAATCCCTCTCACGCTCGGCGTGTTGTCGTCTAACTTAGCCGTCTTAAACCTATAATTACAGCCATGACATTTAACACAACTCTTACTTGCGATTACGAGGGTTGTCCGACACACCTTAGGGCTAGGGTTGAAGAGTCCAGAAATGTCCTCATCTTGTCTTGGAACAAGACCGTTAAATTCTTCCACGCCACAGACTGCCTAGCGTTCTACGCAGCCAGTTTTCCATCAGGCTATGTCACAACAGGGGAGGAAGCAGATGTCCTCTAACATCACCTCTATCAACACCATCTTTCTTTTCTGTAAGGCGCCAGATGGTGAAGGCATCACTATTGGAGATGTAAGGGATTGGCTTGAAAAAGTTGACTTTCTCAAACTCCCAGACTCCACAGAATTAGAAGGCGCCCTCTACCTCAACCTTGACTACCCAGACGCAGCCTTCTCCAGAATTGGTTGCAGTGAATGTGTCCCAACATGTGAACACGAAGATTTATTAGTAGAGATCCCCCACAACTCATACAATATGATTACTGAACTATAGAGAGGAAAAAGATGACAGACAAAGGAACAGTAGCCCGAATCATCGAGGTTGCTAAAGCAGAAGTTGGAACCATTGAAGGTCCAAAAGATAATGAAACAAAATATGGCAAGTGGACTGGTGCAAACTTTCTCCCATGGTGTCAGTCATTTGTTTCTTGGTCAGCATTTACAGCAGGTCTAGACCCAAAGAAGTATCCAAAGTCTGCATCAACAATTGCAGCATCTGATTGGTTTAAAAAAAATAAAAGATGGGCAGATGCCCGTAATGATGACCCAACTGCTGGAGACTGGATTTATTTTGATTTCCCAGATGATGGCGTCAATAGAATTTCTCATGTTGGTATCTGTATCAAGAACAACGGAAACGGAACCATCCAAGTTATTGAAGGAAACACATCTGGCACTGCAAAGGGAGACCAGCGCAATGGCGGAATGTGCGTAGAGAAAACTCGCGCATATGTAAAAGACAATAAGTTAAAACTTGTTAACGCAGTAGTTGGCTGGGGTCGCCCAGTTTATGTTGGAGAAGAAGACCTTCCACTACTCTCAAAGGTTGGTTCATCTGATGCACCTGCTAAAAAAGTTGCAGCACCTAAGAAGCCAGCAACAACGACAACTACAAAAGTTTCAACAGCCGTAGCACCAACTACCACAACCACAGCCCCTAAGGCTTTCACACCGTTGAAGAAAGGTTCTAAGGGTGCTGATGTTAAGAAACTACAAACTGCTCTTAAACTAGAAGCAGATGGTGTTTATGGAGATGCCACTCTAAAAGCAGTTATTGCTTTCCAGAAGGCTCACCCAAAGCTAGGCGCTGCTGATGGAGTTATTGGCCCAAAGACTTGGGCTGCAATTACTAAGGCTAAATAGTTAGTAGATGATTTATTTGTCAGGGCCAATGACTGGCTATCCTGATTTTAATTATCCTGCTTTTAGAAAAGCTGCAGATGTTCTTCGTACACAAGGTTTAGAAGTTTTTGATCCGTCAGAGTGTTTTGATGGAGACCAAACACTTTTAAAAGAAACTTATATGCGTGAAGATATCACTGCTGTACTTAAAGCAACTTTGGTCGTGACCCTAGATGGTTGGGAAGAGTCATCTGGGGCTCGACTAGAGGTTGAGGTTGCTAAAGCAATTGGAGTACCAGTAGAGAGTTACAATGACTTTACAATTAAACTAGCAAGAAAGTTGGTTGAACATGAGTGATGCAATGACAAATTGGAGCAATTTCTCAACTCATAAAGAAGAAATTGAATATGAGATGAGACATAAACTTTCAACACTGATTACAAAAAACATAGAGACTGCAAGCAGCAGGGGTGTTAATACTCATTTTGTTAGTGGTTTAGAGTTAGCAAATTCTATTGTTTTAGGATTTGACCCGTATGAAAATAACCACGATACTCAGCCTCCACTGTTCTAAATAGTAGTAAAATTTCTGTCTAGGGTCGAACACCATAGACGAAAAAAATATTCGTAAATCATTTTTAGCATTGAGGGAGAACTCTGTGACCGTCCATTTTTCATTTAAGTTGACCGAAGATTTTGTAGAAGGTTACAGAAATAAAAAAGCACCATTTGGTTATCGTGATGCAGCAGGTAACTCTGTTGGCGAAATTACATTCCTTCGCACATACTCACGCAAGAAGCCAGACGGAACTAAAGAGACATGGGCAGAGGTTTGCGAGCGCGTAACCAATGGCACATACTCACTTCAGAAAGAGTACGCAAAAAGTCAGCGTCTTCCTTGGTCTGATGTTAAGGCTCAAGCATCTGCAAAAGAATTCTTTGACCGTCTCTTTCAATTGAAGTGGACACCGCCAGGACGCGGACTCTGGGTTATGGGTACAGAGATTGTTAATGTTCAAAAGAATTCTGCTGCTTTACAGAACTGCGCATTTGTTTCTACTTCAGAGATGACTAAAAACAATCCAGGAAAGCCATTCGCATTTCTTATGGAAGCATCAATGCTTGGTGTTGGTGTTGGCTTTGACCAAGTTGGCGCAGATAAAGATTTTACAATTTATGAACCACAAGGTGAAGAGTTTTATTTAATTCCTGATACTCGTGAAGGATGGCAAGAAGCAACAGTTGCACTTATTAACTCTTTTCTTAAAGAAGGACAAAAGTCTTTAACATTTGATTACACAGATATTCGTCCATACGGAGAGCCCATCGCGACATTTGGCGGAACAGCATCTGGTCCAGACCCACTTGTAACTCTTCACGAAGTTATTCGTAAGATGTTTACAGGTCGCGCAGGGCAGAAGCTAACTCGCACAGATATTGCAGATATTGGAAACCTTATTGGCCGTTGCGTTGTTTCAGGCAATGTTCGTCGAAGCGCAGAAATTCTTATTGGTGATATTAATGATGATGAGTTTCTAAACTTAAAGAACGCAGAACGTTTCCCAGAGCGCAATTCATATGATGCAGAGAATCCAGGATGGGCATGGATGTCTAATAACTCTGTAGCAGTATCTGTTGGTACTAACTTTGATGGAATTATTGATGGCATTGTTCGCAATGGTGAGCCAGGAGTTATCTGGATGGATACTTCTCGTCAATACGGAAGACTTGCAGATCCAATCAATAATAAAGATTGGCGCATCGCAGGTTATAACCCTTGCGCTGAGCAGTCACTAGAGTCTTACGAAATGTGTACGCTTGTTGAAACTTATCTCAACCGTCACGAATCATTAGATGATTACAAGCGCACTCTTAAGTTTGCTTATCTCTACGCAAAGACTGTCACACTTCTTCCAACCCACTGGGAAGAGACAAACGCAATTATGCAGCGTAACCGACGCATCGGAACTTCAATGTCAGGTGTTGCTAACTTTGCAGATATCAATGGTATTCCAACACTTAAGGTTTGGATGGATGAAGGTTACGCAGTAATTAAGAAGTACGACACCATTTACTCAGAGTGGCTTGGTATTCGCGAATCAATTAAAACTACAACCGTTAAGCCATCAGGAACCGTTTCAATTCTTGCAGGTGAATCTCCAGGAGTTCATTGGACTCCAGGCGGAAAGTATTTCAATCGAGCAATTCGTTTTGGAAATAACGATCCTATGCTTCCATTATTTAAATTGGCTAACTACAGAGTTGAACCAGCTTCTGAATCTCCTGAAACAACTTCTGTTGTTTTCTTCCCAATCAAATCTGACTCAGAGCGAGCAGAAAAAGATGTCACTATTTTTGAAAAGATGTCACTTGCTGCGATGGCTCAGCGTTATTGGTCAGACAACTCTGTATCAGTAACAGTTTCATTTGACCCCGAGAAAGAAGGCGAGCATGTAGGAACCGTTCTACATATGTATGACGGACAGTTGAAGACAGTTTCATTCCTACCTTCAGGAAACTTTACATATCCTCAAATGCCTTACACGCAGATTACTGAAGAAGAGTATGAGCAAGAGGGAGTAATGAAGTTGTTCCCGATTGACTTCTCTGGTGTCTATGCAGGTTTGGCTTCTGATGCAATTGGTGAAAGCTATTGCGTTACGGACGCATGTGAAGTAAAGTCTATCGCAGAGAACCTTAAGGACAAGTAAACTACTAATAAATGCGATATAATTGTTTTATGAAAACTAAAACAACAACTCGTCTATGTAGGGCTTGCAAAGAAGACAAACCTTTAGAGCAATTCTATTCTGATAGTCGTGTAAAGAAAGATGGTCGTAGGTCTAAGTGCAGGGACTGCCTAACTAACGGTAGGCCCCCTGGACCTATTCCTATGGACCCTCTTACTCGTTACACAGTTGACGAAAAAGGTTGTTGGATTTGGTCAGGGTCCGTTCATAAAAGCGGTTATGGAAGCATTAGATGGGAAGGAAAAGCAACGGTTGCACATAGAGTTATCTATACCTTGATAAAGGGGGAGATAACTAAAGGACTAGTTATAGACCATCTCTGTAGCGTTAAGTTATGTGTAAATCCAGAACATTTAGAGCCAGTCAGTCATTCAAAAAATACTCAACGTGCTTGGGATAGAAATCACTGCGCCACATGTACTTGTTCTATAGATTAAAGTAAATTATTAATAACCAGTAACCCTTAGGAGAGGACACAGTGACAACAGTAAGTACCGCTTTAAAACCTATAGCAGATCAATGGTCTTGGCAGTTCGAAGGAGCATGTAACGGGGCAGACCCAGAAAGTTTCTTCCTCGACCCAGGTCAACGAGGTGCTAGCAAGAAGAATAGAGAAAAGAAAGCAATTGCTATCTGCAATACTTGTCCTGTAAAAAAGCAATGCTTAGACCATGCTCTTAATGTTCCAGAGATTTACGGAGTCTGGGGCGGTATGACTGAAGAAAATAGAGCAGAACTTGCAAACAGTTTAGGCATTGCCTATAGCGTAGTAAGAATTTAATAACTAGAAGTAAAACACGCTTAAATCTCATACCCCCCTCCATACTCTAAAATAGTGTGTGGAAGGACGTCTATGTTCAAAAAAGTATTTATCATCGTTTTGTGCTCCCTCATGCTTACAGGATGTGGCAAGTATGACTTTAAAGAGGTCTATCGTTACCCATGTCAAGACCCAGCAAATTGGGAAAGCCCAGATTGCCAACCTCCAAACTGTGAAGCTTTTGGTATTTGCACTAAAGATGTGATGAGAGGAACACCACTTTATGATGAAGAAGCAGAGTATGAAAATGCCCCGTCTACAAATAAATAGACGAGCACGATTTACTACAGACGAACTAAACGCTCGTCTTCGCTTTTATGTAGGTCTTATGCTTGCTATGACCGTATTTGGCGCAACAATGGCAATTATCTACGCTGTAACTTTTGTTACTCAACCACTCGGTGAAGTTCAGTCTGAAAACGATAAGGCGTTTTTTGGTCTGCTTTCAACAACAATTTCATTTCTTGTAGGTGTAATTTCAGGCTTCATGCTTAATGGAACATCTGCAGCAGGAACAGCGAAGGAAGAAGAAGATAAATGATTTTAGAAAGTAGCGCAAAAAATTTTGCAGAAGATGTTCTTCTATCTGACATTCCTGTTCTAGTTGATTTTTGGGCTGAGTGGTGTGGACCCTGCAGAATGATTGCCCCGATTCTCGAAGAACTTTCTGAAGAGTTAAATACTTCACTAAAAATTGTAAAAGTCAATGCTGACAATAATACAAGTCTTGTAGCAGAGTTTGGCATCCGTTCCATTCCTACAACGATTATTTTTGTTAAAGGTAAAGAAGTTAAAAGAATTACTGGCGCAAAACCTAAACCCGCGCTCCTTGTAGAGTTAGAGGAAGTGTTAGGATAGTTTTATGGACAACCTCTTTTTACCTTTATGGTTTTTTGTTTCAGGAATGATTGTTATGTATGTTCATATGAGGTATGGAAAGAAGTAATGGCAACTTACGAATATATCTGCACCAATGGGCACCCAAATATTCAAGTAAGACTTATGACTGAAGAACAAACAATTTTCGAATGTGAAATTAAATCCTGCGCTTCAGAGTTAAAAAGAGTTTTTGACGCTGCCCCAGTTGTTTTTAAAGGTAAAGGTTTTTATAAAACTGGAGGATAGAATTAGATTTGAGATACGTCAAAGAGCTAAAACTCTACACGTGCGGCGTAGTTCAAAACCCTGAGCATGGTCCAAACTGCTCACCAAATTTATACAGTAGAATTAGGTGTGCCTCATGCGAAGCCTTCCTTAGGATGGATTAGTTACCTATCTTTATTGACCGTGGCCATCGTGCCTGGATGCTTTGCATGAGGCGCCCAACTCCTGTAAAAAAAGAAGTAGGGCTGACTAGAAAAGAAATTAAGAATCGCATAAAAGCAATTAAAGAACTAAATGGGTGTGTAGATTGCGGAACAAATAATCATATTGTTTTAGATTTTGACCACATTAAAGAAAAAAAGTACAATGTGTCAAGGATGGTTCATGATGGTTTTTCATGGGAAGCGATTAAAAAAGAAATAGCCAAGTGCGAAATTGTTTGCGCAAATTGTCATAGAATAAGAACTTATAAAAGATTTACAGATAACAAACCTTCGTAGCTCAGTGGATAGAGCGTAGGACTTCTAAGCCTAGCGTCACTGGTTCGATCCCAGTCGGGGGTGCGTCTAAAAGCAATTTATACTTAACTCCCCCTATACTGTAGTAATGTTCAAAGACACATACAAAGGCGTTCCAACTCACATTCAAGATTGTATGGAGTTGTATATAGATAAGAATGATCACTATCACAGTGTCAATCACAAGCGTAGGTTTGCAAGGACTATCCAACTTATCCTTGATCAATCGCCATACGGAAGTCTTCTTGAAATTGGGACCAGCAATTTTCTCCCAATGTGCCTAACAGTCCTTGCCCCCAACATTAAAGTAACCGTTACTGATTTTAATCTAACTAACCCAGAGATAAGCGAACTAGAGATAACTTTAGGACTTCACACACAGAAGTTCCCTTGCTACTCCGTTGACTTAGAGAAGACTCCACTTCCAGCTGATGACGAGAGTTTTGATTATGTTGTTTGTAGTGAAGTCATCGAGCACATGGAAATTGACCCTATGTTCATGCTCTCAGAGATTAACCGTGTTCTAAAACCTGGAGGAGTCCTCATCCTCTCTACCCCCAACGCTGTAAGTACTCATAGCATTACAAAAATGGTTAATGGGATAGAGCCCTACTTCTACATGCAGTACAACAAAAATGGCGACTATCACCGTCACAACTATGAGTACAGCATTCATACTCTTTCTCGAGTTCTTAAGTCAGCAGGGTTTAATGGAACAATTTGGACAGAAGATACTTTTGAAGACCCCGTTCCCGCAGTAGTAGAAAGACTTAACAGTGCAGGATTTAACATTAAAAATGTTGGAGACAATATTTTTACTATTGCTAAAAAAGAAGGACCAATAGTAGATAGATACCCTAAGGAAATTTATGTCTAAAAAATACGACTATCAACCAAGAGAGATAGATGTTCCTCTCATTACCGAACTTGGTGGAAAGACTCATCAGATTCGTAGATTAGTTAATCCAGATGACCAACTTTGGTCTGCCACAAATCCTTCCATAGGTGTGTCTTCTAAAGGCAAATATGCTGTAATGATCCGTTCTAGTAATTATGTAATTATGCCTACTGGAGAGTATCGAGTAACAACTAATGGAACTATTCGCGCAAACATTTGGTTTGCTGAACTTGATAAAGAGTTCAACATAAAAGAACTTAAACAAGTAGATGTATCTGGTTTAGGTGTAGATATTGAAAGAGGTCTTGAAGACCCTAAACTATTTTGGCGTGACGGTTCATGGCACTTTACTTGTGTAACCATGGAGAAGGGTCACACACCTGTTGCTCGAATGGCTACTTGTCGATTAGATACAAAAAAGATGAAAGCCGTTGACTTTGTTAAATACGCAGGCATAGACCCTAAGCGTCCAGAAAAAAACTGGGCAGTGCCTTATGAAACTAATCCTAATTTTGATTTTATCTACGGACCAAATGCAACTATAAAAAATAATGTTTTAACTACTTACATGACGGACAATGAAAATATCTCTGCTCTTAGAGGCAATAGCAATCTTGTAAAACTATACGATGGCACATATTTAGGTATTGTTCATAGAATGTTTGGAAAAGCAGAAGCAGTCTGGGTACCTCAGACTTTTGGAACAGTTAATTCTTATATAAGAAGATATGTACACTACTTTGTTCAGTATGACAACCATGGAAAAATTATTGCTATATCTAAAGGTTTTAACTTCTTTCATAGCGGTGTGGAGTTTGCTGCTGGTCTTGTAGAGCATAAAGATAGCTTTTTAATCTCTTGGGGGAAAAAAGACATCTCATCTCACATTGCATCGATTCCTAGGTCAACAGTTATCAAATCACTGATACCAATCGAGTATTAGAATTAGGTTATGAGCGAAGTAGTTTTAGACACTGACACACACCTTGAAATTGACAGCGGTGATCATGACCGCTTCGCTCACTATGTTGAAAAATCCGAGGCAGTAAGGTCGATGGTTGAGGGAACTCCTACAGTTGCGTTGTGTGGCAAAGTGTGGATTCCATCCCGTGACCCAGAGAAGTTCCCACTCTGTCCAGCCTGCAAAGAACTCTACTCACACTTAGGAGACGCTGATGGTAATGACTGATTCAGTAGAAAGAACTCTCACTGCCAATGACCGTTGCGATGTCTGTAACGCTCAGGCTTACTACGAGGTCAAGTTAGAAACAGGAGAGTTATTCTTCTGTCGTCATCACTTCTCTAAAAATGAAGAAGCTCTAATAAATGTTGCTATTGATATCTATGATGAGTCTGATGTTCTTACAGAACCGAAGCGTCCTGCTTTGGGTACGGAATAGATTTATATCTAAGTTTTGTAAGTAGTTGCTTTTTTCTTGTCTTACTGCAGTTAAAGTAAATATAACGATGCTTACGAGGACGTTCTACAAAAGTTACGTTCTCTGCCCCAAACTTTTCAATAACTTGCGCGTTAGTTAGTCCGTTAGCGTAGGTAGCGTGATGCATGTTTTCTTTTCCAACTACCTTAGGGTCTTTGAACTTTGCTGATAGCCCCGTATATAAAAAGTTAGCAGCCTGATAAATAATCCCCACATGCTTTTGCGAAGAGTCTGCGAATGAAACAATAATTTCTCTATCAAGAAGTTTTATAGTATTTGCAACTAAATAACTCTCACCATTCTTAGGAACACGGTCATCAACCCAGAGTCTATTTAACTCATAGACATTTTTTGATTCTTCTGGCCCACAGATTCCTTTTAGCAAGGTTGATGATGGGCTAACTCCATAAGTTACAACTCCAACAATTTCACCGCTTAAACGCTCTACCAAACCGAATGCGCTGCTCACAGGGCACTTACGGTGTAAGTAGTGACGTTCTACAACAATAGCCATTGCCTCTTGATAAGTTATTGGCTTTATTATGTAGTCGTCTTTAAGCGCCATCTCTACGCCAATGGATGAATGACTTTATGTAAACAAGCGCATAAGCAACTGCCATAAAGATAAACCCATATTGTTCAGTAGCAAGTGCGTAAGCAATCCATAAACATTCATTGACACAAAGAATTAGCCAGCCCCAGATTGTCTTGCGACCAACTAAAAATATACCAGTTACTCCAATTACTGCGAGCACCCATGACCACATACCTCACCCAAGTCTTCCTAATAGCCATAAGAATATATAAATAATTACTGCACGAATTAGTATGCGTAGAGCAGCTTTACTCATATATAAACAATACCAGTAGTAGTTGACTATATACATGTTACTAAACAATAACCAAATAGTCAGGAAGGTATCTTAGTTTGCATTGTTTGTAAAGCATCGCTACTCTTAAGACATGACAACATCACATTACGAAAGGACACTGATGACAACATCAGAATATGTAAAAGTAAACCACCAACTCCCACAGGATGTCTTGGAGGCTTTTGCTAAAATTGGAACAGATACGCTACAGCGCAATGCTTATATTCGCATGCTGCGAGATAATCATTGGAGCTTACAGTCAATTGCTGACGCAGCAGGTGGGATGACTCGCGAGCGGGTTCGACAGATTGTAGAAGGCTCATATGTTGGCTCAGACACTTTAGGCGCTCTTGCAGGAAGTCTCTCGTTCCCAACCCCGACTCCACCACTTAAGGCAGTTAAAAAGCCTAAGGTCTATGTAGAGCCGTCTGAAGAAACCCTTGCACGGCTTCTAGAGTTACAACCACTTGCTCAGCAAGTGCGTTCACATTCTCCAAGATATCGACAAGAAGCAGAGGAATACACCGCTCTTCTTCATCATGTGTATAAGGTTGAAGGAGTAAGTCTATATCGACTAGCAAAACGCCTAGGTGTTACACATGGCTCACTTAGGTTTCGTATGGCTCGCTATGGGTATTTAACTACTCATAACTCGAATAGCAGTTGTTACAGACCTATCCTCGAGAAGAATCGATACGTACTGAAGTCATAATTAGTCAGTAAAAAGAGAGCCAGTTCTGTATTCACAGGGCTGGCTTTCTGCTTTAATTAAGGTATGAGCACTGACATTAGACCTTGGGGTAGTTACACCGTTCTTCTTGACGCACCTAACCATAAAGTAAAAACCATCACAGTTAATCCTGGCAAGAGACTTTCTTATCAAACGCATGAAAAGCGCAGCGAGTATTGGGTAGTTGTATCTGGGACTGGGACTGTCACGATTGATGGCGCAGAAACCACCTGTGTTGGTGGAGGGGCTTACATTATTGAGCAGGGCATCCCGCATAGAATTCATAACATAGGTGAAGACGACCTTGTCTTTATTGAGGTTCAACTTGGCATCTATTTTGGCGAAGATGACATTGTTCGTATTGAAGATGATTACGGTAGGTAGTCTTTAAAATCATTAAAACTTATCTCCTGTAAACTAATAAAGTGAAAAGGGAGAGACTAGATATCAATGTACTTAGACAGGCTCAACAAAATTTAGAGAGCCTAGCAAAATTAGAACTTCAAGAGATGCTACAAAAACTTGACGAAGAGGTTGAAGAAGAATGAAAAAACTACTTATGGCTTTGGTAATTACTGGTCTAACAATTACTCCAATAAATGCGGCTGAAAAGCCAAAAACTTTTGCATCCGTTGACGCAGCAATTAAAGTTCTTAAAGTTGCTCCAGATGTTCGTGAAGGTTACGCACGCTCACAGTTTAGGCATTGGTCTGACCTAGATAAGAATGGTTGTAATACTCGTAATGATGTAATCCTTGCTGAGGCGCTAGTAAAGCCAAAGGTAGATGCTGGTTGCAAGATTGTTAAAGACACAGGCAAGTGGTACAGCCCGTATGACAACACAACAATTACAAACTTCTCTGCTTTAGATGTTGATCACTTTGTTCCTCTTGCAGAGGCTTGGGACTCAGGCGCAAGCAAATGGGACGCAGCAAAGCGTGAAGTTTACGCAAACGATATGGGAGATGCAATTTCTCTTATCGCAGTGAGTGCTGGTTCAAATCGCTCTAAGTCTGATCAAGACCCAGCGGAGTGGTTGCCAACAAATGCTGCTTACCATTGTGACTATGTACGTCAATGGGTTCAGGTAAAGGTTCGTTGGTCACTCACAGTTGACGACAAAGAACTTAAGGTTCTTAAAGATGTTACTTTAAAGTGTAAAAAAACCAAACTATCAATTGTCATTGTAAAATAACTCTGTTACTCTGCTCTTTCCGATAGGGGAAGCGATGAGCCTCGTACCTCTCTGTATAAAGTAAGAGGGCGTTAGATACCTATAACAATGGGCAAGGATATACGTGGGGTGCAATAGAGCCCATGATTGGACGAGCAGGGAGCCTAACTAACGGTTAGGTGGGAAGAAACCTATCCTACGTATATCCGAATTACTCTTCTCCATATTTAGATTTAAAATATTCCATACCTTGATCTGTTGGTGAAATATGTGCACGAAGTTCTTCATCATATTCAACTTTAATAAGCTCATGTTCAAACAGAACCATTAGATTTTCGTTAAGACCATCCATAATTTCGTTATACAAATCTGGCATTAGGTCTTTCATCTTTTCAAAGTTGTACACATAAGTAACTTCGCCATCTGCATCGAAGCCCTCTTCTTCAAGAATACCAATTTCAATAAGATAGTCAACAAAAGAGTCCTCATCCTCGAACTCGACATACTCCTCAAAGTCATCCATTTGATAATAATAAGGTATAGAGTAGGGATATGAGTTACTCCAGAATGTTTACAGATGATGTTTATGTCTACGCCACAACTAAAGGTGTTATCTGCTCTCAGTGTTATTTCTGCGATGATCTAGAGCCTTACTACCTTGCAGAGTCCACACAAGAAATGATTGACCACCTCAGGGCACATCTCAAGATTGGCCACTCCTTCCCAGCGACCATCTTTGACGAACTGCTCGCAGACGATGCAGAGAACTACCCAAACAAACTCCCCCCTAACCCCCTAACCCCCTAACCCCCTAAACCCTTCCGCTTCCTCCTCTAATAAAGGAACGAGAGCGCAGAGTATTGTATTTTCTATTATATAGATGTATAGTGTTGCAATGATTACATTATTTGCAATTTTATTGACGTGGTATGCCACTAAGGTTTATTACACACGATCTCTTAATGTGGAGATTGATAATTTAAAAAAGCATGATTTAACAGAAGCCAGATGCTCAAGATGCTCACAAGATATTATTACTCACGAAGATAACCTTCGAACTCCCTTCTACTGTCAGGTATGCAAATGAAAAAGATAATTGTTATTAGCGGTGGATTTGATCCACTTCACTCAGGACACATTGAATACCTTCGTGCAGCCCGTGCTATAGGTGATGAACTTGTAGTTGGTATTAACTCTGATGCATGGCTTGTCCGTAAGAAAGGTAAAGCGTTTCTACCCTTTGAAGAGCGGATGGCAATTCTGTCCGAGTGTCGCTCCGTTGACCATATTGCAGAGTTTAATGATGATGACGGCTCTGCAAAAAACCTTATACGAACAACTCTAGAACTCTTTCCTGATGCAGAGATTGTTTTTGCCAACGGTGGTGATCGTACCTCTGAAAATATCCCCGAGATGGATATTCAAGACCCGCGTCTTTCTTTCCAGTTTGGCGTTGGCGGAGAAGATAAGAAGAACAGTTCCAGTTGGATTTTAAAAAAGTGGGAGTCACAAGAGTAAAATTATATGAAAGCCACAATTACATTAGCCAAAGGCGATGCTTGGGGAATAGGTATAGAGTTCTATCCAAACGACAAGGCTCTTAACATTAGTTTTTTATGCTGGTATCTACTTATTGAAAAAGGATATTAATGAGCAATATAAATCAATTTACTCTTCATCATGGAGATTGCTACGAAGTAATGAAGTCTATGCCAGATAACTCAGTAGACTCAATTGTTACTGACCCACCATATGAATTAGGTTTTATGGGTAAGTCTTGGGACTCAACAGGTATTGCTTACTCAATTGAAATGTGGACTGAGGCGTTACGCGTACTCAAACCAGGAGGACATTTGCTGGCGTTTTCTGGTTCTCGAACTTATCATCGAATGGCAGTTGCTATTGAAGATGCAGGATTTCAAATTCGTGACCAGATTATGTGGGTATACGGCTCAGGGTTTCCAAAATCTATGAGCGTAAGTAAAGCAGTGGAGTCACATCTGCTAAATGGAAAATCAAATCCTATGGCTTTAAGAAAGACCGAACAAGATGGAGACGGCGAAAGTTATCAACTAACAGGTAAGAACAATGGCATACTCGGTGAAACTAGAGTGTATGACCGCAAAGAGTTCTCACCTTCTACTAATCAAGCAAAACAATGGGAAGGCTGGGGTACTGCACTTAAACCCGCTCATGAACCTATTGTGTTAGCGCGTAAACCTTTTATTGGAACTGTTGCTAGTAATGTGTTGCTTCACGGTGTTGGTGGCGTAAACATTGACGCTAGTCGAATAGATATTGCTGAAGGCGATGAACCTAGCGCAGGAAGTAGAACAGCAACATTTGGAACACAAGAAACAGTATCTGGTGGCGATGGCTCAGGTGGGTGGGAAGCTGCTAGTGGCCGATGGCCAGCAAACTTTATTCATGATGGTAGTGAAGAAGTCACTGATTTATTAGGTGAGCCAGCAAGATTTTTTTATTGCGCAAAGGCAAATAAACGTGATCGCAACGAAGGTCTTGATGGGTTTGAGACAAAACGTGATCATGATGGACGCAAAGATGGCGGAGTCGGCGGTGACAACCCACGTAATCGCACTAACAACGAAAAACTAAATTACCACCCAACGGTTAAGCCCACCGCGTTAATGCAGTACTTAGTCAGACTTGTCACTCCCCCAAACGGGACTGTTCTTGACCCTTTTCTAGGTTCTGGCTCGACTGGAAAAGCTTGTATGTATGAAGGGTTTAATTTTGTTGGAATTGATTTGACAGAGGAGTACCTCTCAATTGCTAAAGCAAGAATTGAATTTGCTCAAAAAGATAAGGAACTAAAGTGACAAAAGAAATTACAATTAAATGCTCACTATGTAGAGAGTCAACTCCAGAGTCAGAAGCAATAGAGATTGGTTCTCGATGGGTCTGTGGGATATGTTATGACGACCTGTAAAACCCCCCAAACCTCTCAACCCAACCTTCCCCACCCCTAAACCCCTCTCTGCTCCGATTCGGCTTATAACGGAACGAGAGCGCAGAGGATTTGACTTTCTATTATATAGCCACTAGGCTGAAGCCATGACAACTAACAAAGAGACAAAAGCCAAAAACAGGGTTGTAGTTTGCCCTACCTGCAATGCAGAGATTGAAGTCCGCTCAGCCTTTGCCTATATGACATACACAAGACATATGAAGGAGCACAAGAGTGAGTAAGAAGATTGATGAAACGAAGTATTACAACATCGTAGATGAGATTCATATTTGCTGCGACGAACAACAATTCCGCTACTATTGTAAAGCGCACAGCGAATTCATGGGTTGCTACTTCTGTACATTTGATTACACCGAACCCTGCGATTGCGAATAATAAGTAAAACCGTCCAATGTGACGCTTATAAAAGTGACGATTAGTCGTACCTTATACGTACATACTTAGACTTAACTTACTACGTCTGATAAGATATATGCAGCTAATAACGACGTATTTACGCACAAACAACGAAAGAAGGAAGTAATGAATATAGATAACTGGACACAACCGTTCGAGATTGCCTTTAAGTTAGGTATGTTCTCTATTGGCTGGCTACTTGTATTACTGATTGCATCTTTTGGAGTTGCACTATCAATTGCAGTCCTTAAGTCTGTCCCTGCTTTGTTTATTGGCAAGAAGAAAAAGTCTAGTACAGATGTTCTTGCAGATACCTATCAGGACGCCATGGGACGCTTTGCTAAGGCAAAGAACTTCAAGGTAGTTAAAGAAGAAGAGTAACTTTGAATACGGGAGGGGTCTCACCCTAATGGGAAAGATGAAAGAAAAGCTTCTTGAAGTTCACTCCGAGGGGTATGACAATGGCTTTAAAAATGGTTTTAGTTCTGCAGTCGAGGAGATGATTTGGGAGTGCGGAGATTGTGGCAATAGATATGACCCACTTGTCTTGTCTTGCGTTAACACTCTTATTCACAAGGCTAATTTAGGAAACCATAACAATGACAGAGAGTAGCAAAATTGCTTACTGCTATGCCCGCGTCTCTACTCAGATGCAGGTAGAGGATGGCGTAAGCCTTGACGGGCAAGAGAAGCAACTTCGCTACGCAGCAGAGTCTCAGGGCTATGAAGTAGTAATGCTCCGTGAAGAAGGAAAGTCTGGAAAGAACATTACTGGTCGTCCAGTGCTGAAGAAGGCTTTAGATGATTTAGATGCTGGTAGAGCAGAGGCGTTGTTTGTTACTCGTCTTGACCGTCTTGCTCGTTCTACTCGTGACTTCCTCAGTATTGTTGACCGTTCACACAAGCACGAATGGCGTCTAGCGTTACTAGATTTAGGTTTAGATACCGCGACATATCAAGGACGTTTTGTTGTAACCATTATGTCTGCTATGGCAGAGATGGAACGAGGGATGATTTCCCTTCGACAGAAGGATGTACACCAAGATAGACGCAATAGTGGAAAGGTTTGGGGTGTTGATTTAGGCCCACTTCCACTAATTTCTGAATCAGTTATAGAAAGAATTGAAAAAGAAAGAAGCATTGATTTATCATATAAAGTCATTGCTGATGGGCTTAACAGAGATGAAATTCCTACTGCATTAGGCGGAGAGAAGTGGTACGCGTCTACTGTTCGTCATGCGTATCTACGCAATAAAACTAAAGAATAATAGTTATTTAATGTAAAATAAGCAGTGGAAGTATGAACACTGCGTTCATATGAGATTACCTATGGTGGGAGTATCTCGAAGTGCTTTTTGGTGCGCGTTTACAAAAGAAAACAGTCAAAGTAAAAACTCCTACCAAAAAAGTTGTAGAACATACAACATCAAGTAAATTAAAATTATTGAGGGCTTTATCTGCGTTATTTTTAGTTATAGGGTTTATTGTCGGGCCACTTCTTTTTGCTATACCTTCTGCTCAGGCAAACCCTTCAGGACTAACCTCCGAGGTTTATAACGTTCTAGGCCAGAATAACGCTCCTTACATTCCACAGGGAGCTTCTCCTATACTTACAACTAACGTATCTAACATTGATTTCCAGTGGGGTAGCGGTGGTGTAGGTGGAACATCTAACACCGAGGACGTGATAGTTCGCTACACCGGATGGATCACCAGTGATACCACCCAGGACATATCTTTTCTAGCATCTGCAGATGATGGAACTAGACTTTACCTTGACGGCGTCTTAATAACAAATGACTGGCGAGATAAAGGCGGCGGAGGAACTACAAGTGCGCCTATACCTTTTACCGCAGGAGTTTCTAAGTCCATCGAGCTTATGTACTATGAAAATGGTGGCGGAGCCTGGGTTCAACTTTTCTGGGATAAGTCTGGTTCAATGCAAGTTATCCCATCGTCTGCCTTTACGTACGTAACTCCTCCACCTCCTGAAGTCTTGTCCGTTGGCGCTCCTACCAATCTAACAGTAGTTGATGGCGCATCTTCGGTTGTTCTTACGTGGAACGCTCCTACAGATGGAAATAGACAACCAGAGCGTTACGCAATTGGTTTTACCTGTCAAGGCTGCGGCGGTTGGGGAGTTGCTACAGGAAACGTTGGCGGTCCTAACTCGTTGAACACTACCATTACGTTAGATCATTCTTTGTTTAATTCACTAAAGCCAAGCGGCACCGTCTGGACATTCACAGTTAGATCTGACAATGACACGCTAGCTCTTTACTCTTCTGTCTCCAACGCGGTGACAATTAAGGTAGGAAAGACTGCTGAAGAACTTGCTGCAGAGCAAGCAGCAGCTCAGGCAGCCATTGATGCAGAGAACGCAAGGTTAGCAGCAATCGCCGCGGAAGCCGCACGGTTAGCGGAGATAGCAAGACTAGCGGAAGTTGCAAGATTAGCAGAGGTTGCACGTCTTGAAGCAGAGGCGGTAGCTCTTATCGCTGCGCAGGCAGCGGCTGCACAGGCACTTGCAGATCAAACCGCAGCAGATTCGGTAAAACTTCTAATCACTAATTCAAGTTGGGCACAGGCTAGAGCTGCATATGAAATTTTAACAGCTCCTCAAAAAAATCTTGTTACTAATTACTCAACCTTAACATCCGCGGAAGCGGCAGTACTTGCAGCACAAGCAGCAGCAGCGCAAGCAGCAGCAACCGCTGAAGCAGCAAGAATAGCTGCAGAGATTGCAGAAGCGGCAAGATTGGCTGAAGTAGCTAGGTTAGCAGAAGTCGCGAGATTAGCGGAGATTGCGAGACTTGCAGAAGTAGCAAGACTTCAAGCAGAAGCAGCAGCGTTGTTAGCAGCCCAGCAAGAAGAGGCAAGAATTGCAGCCGCAACTGCTGAGGTAGCACGACTTGCAGAAGTAGCAAGATTGGCAGAGGTTGCACGTCTCGCAGAGGT